TACCACTTACTGACTCAACATCAGCTAGAGTTTCTAGCAGTTCCTCTAGTAGTAGACGTTCACGGGGAATTGTTATCGTAGCTGTACCAGCGATAATGGTAACTGAAGTAGGTTCTATTCTCCACTCATCCTCTCCATTATGTCCAGGGTAATAAACCCCTAACTCCTGTGGGTCCGTGAACGAGACAGCTACCGTAACTACACCATTACGTGAATACCCTAGTGCATCAGGGGTAGACCAAGCAATAGCCTGTCCTGTAGCTACACTCACGATACTACGTGTACCACCACTGATGAAGTAACCAAACGGTGTCTTTATGGTGGCCCGCATGAGTCGAGGGTCGAGGTACTGTCTATCATCTACATAGTAAGTTGGCAGTAGGTTGTACATGAGTTGATCTTCAATGGCACGCTCAGCTTCAGCTATTGCTTGTGCAATTTCCTCTCGACCTACTTTATCAGCAGCTTGCCAACTGTACTGGAAGATAGGCTCACCACATACAGCAGCCTCATAACCAGGTAGATGTACCTGATTGAAGTGCAGTGGATTGAGACCCATGATCTTAGCGAAGTGGTCTAACTTGAGCTTAGTGACTGTTTTAGCTACGGCCAAGTTCTAGCACATCCTCTATCAAGGCTGCCACGCCACTCAAGGCTAGTGGTAGCGATATTCTCCACGGTAATACCGCTAATAGGAGACCAACCCATACTGAGGTACAGTAGATACAATGAAGAGGGCTCCATGAGGGTCGAGAAACCACCATCCTTTTTTCATTGTGCCAACCATACTCTATACCAGTCCATTCTCGGAAACGCTGTGACATATTCCACGGACCATCTTCATTCACCAATACATCAGATAAACGCCAACAAGCGAGACCACGCACTACCAACGATAGCATTAGCTGACCAACTCCCTGTCACCAGTATAGAGTTCAAAGTCACGTAGCTTGAGGAAGTGCTCTAGGTCAGACTTATGCACATAACGGATATTTTCCCCCTCATCGCTACCAAAGTAGTATTCATGTCCTGTAGCTGGACCACGGTAGACCCTAGTGCCCTGACCTTCCTTGATAAACTGTACTTGTACCAAGTCACTCACATCCCTAGCATTTACGGTGCCTACCATCTGCTCAGGACTATCATTCATTGCATTGGTAGGTGTCCACTGGACTTGTTGTCCTCCCCCACCACCACACGTACCACAAGCCACTAGTTTACCCTCCCACTTCTTCCGCATAGCATCTATGTTCTTATCCTTGTCAGCAAATAGCTTCTCTCTTACGGTACCTGCTGACATACGGTACTGTAGTAATGGCTTAGGGACTCGACTACCGCAGTAACCCTTCTCACAGATTGCTAGAGCAAAGTCCCAATCTTCCCATGAAATATGTTCGTCAAAACCTCCTACTTCCTTCCATGCCTTGGTTGGATAGAGACAGGTTACTGCATGGAATAAGGCTTGCTGTAGCTCTTGAGCATCCCAGTCAGGTGCCTGGTGTACCTCACCAGACTCATGTACCATCCAGTCACTATAGACGTAACCACCATATTCACGAGCTACATCTAACATGTCTTGTAATGCAGAAGGAACCAATATATCATCTGCATCTAACGGCAAGAAGTAGGGGCTTTTACACAAGCCCACACCAATATTACGAGCCACAGCAGGGCCAGAACCAGCAATTGGGGTATGGGCAAGCTGGACAAAACTAGGTAGATTGGCAAGATCACTGCTGGTATCACTAACCACAATAATAGACCATTTCTGGTACGACTGTGCAATGATCGAGTCAACTGCATCCACCACGATCTGTTCATGTCCAACACCTACTGGTATCACTACCGTAATAACTGCTGGGTCGTATGACTGTACCGAGGGAATCTCTACATCATCCCTAGGGGCAGCAAAGGGAGTAAGGTTACGGTCAGCGTGCCACGGGAACCACTCATGCCAGGGCCAATCCTTTTCGACTCTGGACATACTGTCCTGTCGCTGCCTGTAGATCAGGGTGACTGCATCAGTAACCTTATGAGCAGAGGCACCGATAGACGTTATTCGACACCAGAACTCAGCATCTTCAGCAGTACGGCATCGCCGCCTGTAACCACCAGAACGTTCCCAGTATTTACGTCGGTACATAGCAGTCGAGGGAATCTGATTCCTGTGTTGCATCTGTGCAGTGAAGGAGAAATTATCAGGTGGCCACTCACTAATACCATCACCCGACACCGTAGTATCAGGAGAGCCATCTGGATTGATAAACTTTACCTTACCATATGCAATATCAAGGCCACGGTACTTGTCCAGTTGATCGGCAAGAGTCCTAAGAGTACCAAGGCCGAGCATATTATCAGCGTCAAGACATATAATATATTCTCCGCTCGACTGCTCGATCCCATAGTTCAATGCCCCAGCTAAATATCTGTTCTCTGGAGTAGTAACTACTGTAACCTTTGGACTGACCGTCTTAATCCATTCATCTATCAAGCCCCAAGTAGGACTACAATCATTCACTACGATAATTTCATAGTCATCGTAGTCTTGATCGAGGACTGATTGAATAGCTTGACCTAAATATTGTTCTAGCTTGTAGTTGGGAATTATTACGCTGACCTTGGGACCATTAGTACCCTTCAGGGCTGCTTCATAAACAGGGACATAACGTTCTATAGCCTTGTCCCATGTGTACTTGTCCAGCACGGTGCGTCGGGCAGCCTTACCCATAGTGTCTCTATGCTGTAGGCAATACTGTATACCATGTTCTAGTTCCTCATAATTACCTGGCTGAGCAAGGTAACCATCATGTTCATGAGTAACTATCTCTGCCTGCCCACCCCAGTTCCAGCCAACTACTGGCACACCACAAGCCATAGCTTCTATGGTACCAATACCAAAAGTTTCTCTACTTGTGCAAAGGTACACCCCAGCCTTTTGCACAAGCAACTTTGCCTGGTCATGAGGTAATGGTCCTGTTACGGTAAGGTTAGACAAGTCATGGTCACCACCATAGGTACTGACAAAACGGTACCTGTTCATTGACTCAGCTATATGGAGCACAGGAGCTATGTCACATACAGGGTCCAAACGGGTCTTGTTCCACAGGATATACTCGTCTGGCTTAACTGGCTTCCATTCGGTAGTATCTACACCGTGATTGAGGACCGTGACTGGGGACCACATGGCACGACGTATGGAGTTAGCTACCCATTCACTAGGAGCAGTAATTTGACTGGCTATACGCATGACTCGTATGACTTCGGTATTGAGCTTCAGTGCCCATGCTGCCCATTCATACTCATTCCAGTACAAACCATGACAATGTGCAACTACTGGCTTCATCGTATCAACTCTGGAACCAGCATGAATAGCTACGATGTCTGCTGCCTCTTCAGAGGACACAACCTCTATACCAATCTTAGGTAGGTATAGCTTTTGTGCTTCTATGACTCGCCTTATCCCGCCATCTGCCTCATCTGGTCGGTCGAAGCTAGGACTAATGAAGACTTTCATACGTTCTTTTCCCCCACGTTATAGTCACCGATGTGTTCCCAAGGACCATGCAACATAGTAGCTGCCATGTTCAGGACATATCGGTTACGACTACAACGTAGAGCATAGTCCTGCTCTACTACATAACTATTAGCACCCTCAAGGAAGGGACCAATCTTATTGTAGAACCGCTTGGTAGCTATAAATGGACGAGTAGCAAAGGCAAAACCACTAGTGTTCATTAGTTCCAGCCACCAGCCTATCCCCTGCTGGAACCGAGTAACACATTCAAGGTTAGGATGTACTGGGCCGATCCGTACATAGTCATGTTCCAACGCCAATATCTTTACTGCCATATCAAGGTTCAAGTCGTCTAGCAACAGCCAGTCATCTGTAGTATACATCCATATGTCATCTATTTCATGTAGTGCATAATTCAATGAACTACCAATACCATTATGCTTTGGGGAACTCATTACTGACTGTCCCCACTTATCTTTAGCTAAATCCATTAAAGGCATATATAATTCTGTACAATGCTCTGAACCATCGTCAGCAATATGTAGCTTCAACTGATGAGTAGTACATTTCAAATGATCTAACAAAGATGGTATAGTTTGTTGTGCGTACCGTGCCCGTATGCCTGTTCCATCATCCCACGTAGACATTACTACAGTAATCATCGGTAAGCCTCAGCATACCGATACGGATTAGCGCGAATATCACGTAACTCCATAATGGATTGGTCCCACGTCTCACCTGGATAAGGCGCAAAGAAGGCACGCTCACGTCCTGATTCCATTACCTCACCCAAGAATGAACAAGTCATTACGAGACGTGTACCCTTCATAACAGGATTAGGGTTACCATGCCAGCCACCATCAAACATGACTAGAGTATTAAAGGCAGGTACTACTTCAACAGTCTGTCGTATAGGATTGTCTACTGTGCCATCGAAGAACTCAAGACTACCACCAACTTCATTATCGGTGCTCAAGTACAATAGAGCAGTCACCGACTTTGCACGCTTGGTAACTGGATCTACCTCAGCATCAAGATGTAAGGCTAAACGATCCCATTCTTCGTACTTAAAGACGGCACTGAAATGTCCACCGTGGTCCAACCACAATGATTGATCCATCAATCGTTCGCACAGGTATCTTTTACTCTGGAGTAGGTTCATCAGGTTAGCAATGCCACCATCACTATAAGGCTTACGTAGTACTGACTTCTGCTCAAAGGGGTTATTGTAACGGTCCCATCCTTCTGATGGGTATGACAGCAGCTTACTACGAACAACATCTACCACATCTGAGTTAAACGCATTACGCTGGACAAACAACACCCTAATAACTCCTAATCGTACCGATGTGTGCCCACAAATCTCCGGAGGGTTTTATGTACTCCAGGGGCCAAGCTACACCTAGTCTTGCTGCATCCTTACGGGCTACCTCGAACTCCGTAGCTCCAGGTTCCAATAGCTCAGGCCAAGGACCAACATTACGTTCCCATGCTACCGACTCTAATCGTGGGTGTCCTGCAAACACATGTGGTTCTCTACTGTGCTCATACAGACGCATCCATATTGCATGGTCAATGTAATGTAAAGTACCCCTCAATTCCTGAGTAAAGCCAATGTATCCCATACGAATACAACCAAACACCCGTAGGGCGGGCAAGTAACAGCTAGTATCCAGGGGTCGTAGCAACTCCCAATCATCCTCTAAGGGGAGCACAACATCTGCACGACTATGCACAACCTGTGTACCTAAGTTGTAGTTAGCCCCATAACCCCTACGTTCACTATCCGTGACAGTTACTAGATCAACATACTGTTCCGCTAGATTCACCAGTCCTTTTCTATGTTCTGGTGGTGAACCATCATCTGCTATGTGGACAGACAGTGGTCCCTCATGCTTGATGTTCTTCAGGGCACTTTCTAGGGTCTTCAGTGCATAGTCAGTCCTTTTATACGTAAGTAACATGATACAAACGTGATTATCATTCACGAATAACGCCCCCATGCAGGCTGTGTCCACAACTCACTAACTAGGTTACGGGTCTCTAAGATCACTGATTGCCAAGGGCCACGCTGGGCTGTATCACTATAAGCATGTACCCTGTAATTGTACAGAGGCTTATTCTTATCTACACAGTGAAAGTTAAACTGATCGGGGTGTGAAAGCATGATACTGATGAGGGCAGCATCACTCGCCCCTGACGCAGCCTCTATTGGTAAACCACCTGACAGTTCCCACAGGCTTTTAGTAACCATTGCTGCATGGCATGGTAGGTACTGGTCTTCACGACCATCCGAGTACCTTACTCCCATCCAGAAGTACGTGTTACTCTTGGCCTCTGACTGCTCATAGGCCAATGAGCATTCCTCGATGCAGGTTGGTTCAAGGGTATCATCTGCACCCATCATCAGGACACATTCAGTACGGGCAGCAGCTACACCTACATTGAATGAGCCAGCTACTCCAAGCCGCCATTTGTTCACTATGTCATAGATAGGAAAAGGTACTGCATCAAACCGCCACTCACGAGTGAATGACATATCATCCACCAATACCAATGCAGCAGGCAACTGGGTTTGTCCCATCAAGGAACGTATAGCCTGGTCAAAATAATCACCAGCCTGTTCACCAGGACCAATTGGGATAACCACGGTAATCGGTACCATTACAACTCACTTTCATCAATACTAGGTAACACGAAGTCAGCCACAAGACCACGATTAACTATAGGTCGATCATTAGGAACCACATTGACCCGTAGACCAATCCTATTCACTAGATGACACAACAGATCATATTTAGAGATGGGTTCCTCAGTAGCTAGATGGTAGGTTCCACCCTTCCAGCCAGCATCCACCATTCGCACTATGGCTTTAGCTACCTCTTTGGCTGATGATCCACTCCACATAGCTTGGGTCCAGCCCACCACCATGTTATTATTACGATTCTCCAGCAGCCAAGCATACAGACCGTGGTCACGTCCTATGAATGAAGTACGTAGGTTCATCACACGGGATGACTGTACTTCACCGAGTGCTTTAGTCATTCCATAAGGACTATTTGGAGTTGTAGGATGGTTGTTACTGTATAAGAATGGTGGTGGAATTATGCCACTAAACACACAGTCAGTAGAAACATGGATCATTGGTATATCGAAGTCAGCCAGTATGTAGGGAAGGACAGAGTTGTTATGTATCATACAGTCAATATCTGGTTGCTTCTGAGGAACCGAACCAGCACAGTTAATTATAAAGTCACAGGAAGGGAGGTCATCCATTAGTTGCTCTGAACGCTCTATACGAAAGATGGGTAAATACAAGTCATTATGGTCAGTCTTCTCCAGTTGTCTAACAACTTCCTTACCCAACATTCCCCTGGCACCGATGACTGCTATACGCATTTTGACTTCTCATAGGCAGCCATCAGGTCATTACGGTCAATGTACTCATGTGGATAATCACTTGTGTAAGAGAACCGAGGACTAGCTGGCACTGCACTAATTGGATGCAGTGTGTAGTAGAACTTACCACCATCAGTCACCCTGTGGGATTCACTCATGGATACCAGTTCTTCAGATGTCTTTTCCCCTGGACGAGTCCCCACAAAGTCTATCTGACACCCGTCACCACCGACAGCCTTAGCAACCTCACCTATGGAAGCAGCCCTACATTTCGGTATGCATATCGTCCCTGATTCACCATTCAATGACTCTAGAATACAGTCCACTGCCTCGTCCAAGGTCATCCAGAAACGAGTCATATTGGAATCAGTAATAGGGATTGGCTTTTCCTCACGAACTAGTTGCTCGAAGTAAGGAATAACAGAACCAGTACTACCTATCACGTTCCCGTAGCGTGTGCCAACAAATTGCGTCTTGTGGTACGACTGTGCAAACTCTGGTAGCATACGCTCACCAAGGGATTTTGTCATACCATACACATTTACTGGACGGCACGCCTTATCGGTACTGATAAACACCACATGCCCAGCACCAGCCTTAGCAGCTTTCTCAAACACAGTACGAGTACCTTCGATGTTCACATCAATACACTCTAGGACATTACGTTCTGCATCAGGCACGTACTTTATAGCTGCTGTATGCACAACAGTATTGAAGTCATACTGTGCAAACAACATCTCTACTCTACAGGAGTCTCGTATGTCACCGAGGACATAGCTCGCATCGGGGTACTTACGTTTGCACTGATCTTGCTTGGTCTCATCACGACTAAGCACAACGAAATGCACAGGCCAATCCTCTACTTGTGCTCTGTGCATAATTCCACGGCTAAGGAAACCTGTACCACCCGTTAACAAAACTGTACCAGCTAGACCAATCACGAACCTACTCCAACCATTGTTAATTGCCCAGGAACTTTTGTACTAGGGGCTTTCAACTGTAATGCTAAGTTAGCCCACCTACTGTCTTGTGTATACCCTGTCCACACATCCTGATATGTACCACCTCCAGCTTTATACCCAACTTGGCCTTTAGGATTACAAGGTGCAGCAGTTGCAATTTGAGTAAAACCACTACCAATAGTTGCACCCGTACCACAAAGAATACCAATACCATCAACAAACATATCATTAGCAGGTATAGTAAGAGAAGCACTAGTAGGGGTTGAGCTATTCCCTGTACTACCTGTTACTGTGCCAAAGGGATTCGCAGTATCAACTCCACTAAAACTTGCACCAATTCCTACCTCAGGGCCACTATTAGAATACGTAATATTATGTGTACCAGTTGCAGGATTAACTAAGTACCACATTTCAATACGAGCAGTATTGAAGGCATGAGTAGTATACAATGTCATTGCAACACCATTATATTGTGGATTAGCAGTTAAGATATTATTATCTGAACCTGTCCAATCAATAATAAACAACAGTAGTATAAGATTTGATCCAGTACAAGTGTGTGCAAGAGTAACACCACCGGCAGAGCCAGTGCTACTTCCTGAATCAAATGCTACTGCCATTAACTATCACTCAAGGAAAAACTTAAGTCTTCCCATTTATTACTTTGTCCAATACCAGGAGGTAAATTAATACTACTAAGTGCAGTGTTAGCTGGCAACTGCTGAGTGAAACGCTTAGTATGATTAGCACTTACTACTACATCAACCAATGCGGCACGAGTAGTAAAATTCCAAAATTGTATTTGGTCAACATTACCACTAGCATTAACATTGAGCTTAATGCCTACCTTATTATCATGCAGTGAGGCAGCTTCTTGAAAGGCCATTACTTGTACATCACATCCACTACGCAGTCACTAGCCAGCACAGCAGTAGTGCCAGCATCAGTAATATCTTTCAGGATGCTAATACCAATACCTGAACTAAAAGCTACGCCAATATCACTATTCCAGTTATTACCACCTCCAGCAGGTACACCAACAGTACGTACCACACCACTACCAGCAGTAGGAGTACCACTAGTATTGTGTAACTTTACATACACAGGATAAGCAGCATTATTGTAAACTGTAATGCTGTACACTTGACCAGCACTAGCTTTAATGTTTGCAACGTTAGTGCTACCTGCACTTACCACATGATAATTACTTAGTCCACCTGAAGTCCACGGTATCAACTGTGACTTCATAAAACCATTAGTAATGTCAATGGCAGCAGCAAGTAGCCCTACAATACCACGTAGTTTACCACTAATAGTACCTGTGGTATTAGTAGTTACTGCTGCATCACCCGTAGCTCCATTAACAGTTAATGTACTATTTACGTCGCCCTGTACAGTACTAAGGTTAGTATTTACACTATTAAGTAAAAATGAAACTTGTCTTACTCTAGAACTTAAACTAGCTGTGGAAGAATAAGATACAGCAGCATCAGCACTAGCACCAATATCTGTTGACATCTGACGTAGTTTGGCACTAATAGTTCCAGTGCCACCCATCGTAGCAGCAGCGTCAGCAGCAAGCCCTAATACGTCAGCAAGTATCTTAACTATACCACGTATTTTACTACTTAAAGTACCTGTAGTATCAGTACTAACCGCTGCATCAGCAGTAGTACCAATAGTAGCTCCAGCACCTTCAGCAGTAATAATACTGTGGCGTGGGTTGTGCTCACTAGCACCATCTACATAGGTACTGAGATTTACCGTTGCTCCAGTGGCATCTTTTACGGCTAACGTCATTTATAACCCCTAAATAGCTGCAAGATAACCACTATCGCAGTCGAAGCTGAAGTCCAGTGCAAATGGACATGTACCCACTGGCAGCGTAGTCCATACTAACCCACCTTCAGCCGTTGGATCTGGAGTAAGATACGTACCTGGAGCCCCTGCATGAATAACAACTAGATTGCCATGACCATCACTAGTTAATAGATCACCTTTATCGTGCATTAACTGGATAAGTTGATCGTACCAAGGTAACCATGAAAGACCAGTAGGAGAAGGTGGTGTAGACCACAGGACAAAACCACTCTTATCTATTGACGAGAGAGGTACTAGTGTTCCATCCCCCAAGGCAACATAAATATCACCCTTATGTACAAGGGTATCTATACGTACATACTGAGGATGGGCATTACCAGTATTATTCAGGTGGTCTTCAAGGGGATTAGCCATACATCACCACCAGGACCACGAGTAGAGAACCGAAGTCCCCTACTCGTGGTCCTGTTTGTCTATTACGGGTGGAACCAGTCACTATAGAGGGACGGACCCCAACGAGTAGACACACCCTGCGTACCAGTAGGTCCGTAAGGATCACCACTGAACGGAGTACGGACGTGCTGGAGTGGGCAGTACTGGATGTTCTGGATACGACCAGCTAACTGAGGTGTACGGAGTACAATACGAGGCTCGATCTTAGCCTCTACCTGGACGCACCAGTTAACAGGTGGCTTGTTGTGCCACAGGTAAATACCACCGTCAGTCCAGAAGTAACTATTGTAGTTACCATCTGCAACTTCCTGCATAGCACCAGCCTGGAAGTCAAGGTACTCAAAGTACGTGACAGCAATACCACCACGCACCGTGACAGGGATGAAGTACACATCACTAGCGAAGCAGCCAGTACCAACACGGTTCGTGTCAGTCGAGCTAAGTTCAGTGATACCATCATCCAAGACTACCTCGACCCGCTCACCATCAATCATCAGGTAGTTACCCTGACGCATCTCATCACGGAACGCTACCTGATCGCTAGCATTAATGACGAGCGAGTTAACACCATTGTTCACGAAGGTAGTACAGCCAGTGGTCTGATACGCACAAGGCCACACTGCCGTTATCTCGTAGAACAACTCTTCCCGCATAGCAATGATCCATTTGACTGGATTCATGTTCTGACGGCTAGCGTTGTGCTTGAGATAACGGTACATGTACGCCATCGTGCGGACAATACCACCACCAGCATCCGCAGCTACGCTGTCCACCTTGTTATAGTTGAAGTTCTTAATATCACTATTCAGGGAAGGACAAGCAGTCTCAGTCAGTGCATCATACTTGTTCGTACCAATCAGGATGTTAAGGCCAGGGAACTCCATGTAGCCCCTGCCACTGGTATTGTTTGCTGGGTTACCAGCCCATACCTGACGTGACAGCTTGTTCTGGAAGGCTACGCCTAGCTCCATCATGCGGGTCAGCATCTCTGACCGAAAGTCAAAGGCACTACCCACACTACTAGGGTTTATGATCCCATTACCACCAAAAGCACCAGGATTGAATAGAGGATCATTCACCAACCGAAGGTCGAGGAACTCACCCCTGTTGTACTGTTGTCGTGCAGCATTGATCTCAAACTCACGAGTCTGGTACTCGTATCTACCAAACTGTGCCGTCTGGAGACAGGTAACAATAGCGCCAGCCGTGGGTGGATCATCACACACATTGGTCTTATTGCTCCCACTGGGATCACCGAAGCCAGTAATATACCCATACAGTGGGTTAGTCACCAGAGTACCACGAGCAGGCAACGAACCAGTAATACCCATTGGCTGAATACGAGTAGAGAAGAAGTCCCGCTCTACACCCTGGAAGCCAAAGATAGTACCAGTATTACCATGCAGGTAGTTACCCTGCGGAGTACCTGTAGGAAAGCCAGTCACACGCTGGCCTGCACCCAATCCTCGCTGATTAAGCTCAGCGACAAGCTGATCCAATACAGTCATTATCGAATCGACCCCTGCATCGTACTAAAGATGTTGTCCAGCCACTCCGTACTAGGCTTAGCTTCCTCAGTAGAGACAACGTTACTCTCAGATTCACTCGCACGGGCACCAGCAGCCAACTGAGAAACACCAGAGGCCATATTGGCTGCCACTGCCTCATCAAGACTCTTACTAGCCGACTGTGCCAACTGCTTAGTCGAGACTAGCTCATTCGTAAGGGCACCCAAGGCAGTAATGATATTCTGCTGCTCACGCACCACATTACCAAGAGTAGTTTCTATAGTAGCCGCAGTCTCCTGCTCAGCCGCTACAGTCTCTTCCTCATCAGTAGACTTCCAAGCAATGCCCAAGTCTTTCAGACTCTTAGACAGTGCCTCACTACCTTGTTCCCACGTAGCAATAGTATCATCACCAACACCAAGGTGATCCTTCAGGTATGCCTTCTTGTCCTTGTTAAAGGCCATTTCCAATCCTTCCGTTAAGTCGAATGCAGTAGGCTCATTAGCAGCCCACTTACGAGGCAGTACCGATAGCTCATAGGACCAGTACTGATCTATGATTCCTGCTGCTGACTTATCAGCATACAGATAACCATGACTCATCCCATCATTAGCCTTAAAGCTACGAGCTATATCTTCAGAACCAACATCCACGAGACCACTGGCAACGAGGACACCGTTATTAACATCCATCCAGTCAACTTGACCAAACCTTGTACCAGGGGTATGCCACACCCATAGCTCAGGGTAGATTTCTTTACGATCAGCCCAAGCTATAAATCCCTCATGGGATTTGGTACTAAATATATCTCCTTCCTTGTCCTGAAAGCAGTTCGTTGGCGTACAGAAGAAACGCAGCCGACCATCGGGCATTTCTTTAAGGGACCACACCGCAGGCCGTTCTTCTACCCCAACCATTTCCTTGATCCGGCCTACTATATCACCGACCAGTGACTTACCACCACTTCCAGCCATCTTCTTTGCTTTGGCAAGGGCACTGGACTTCGCGCTCTCTGATACACTACTCTTCGGTATCAGTCGAGTGGCAGCAGTAACGTGAGCACTGTCCACCGTACCAGAGGCATCCTTTACAGGGAAGTGACGTAGTGACCGTGGGGTAGTTTTCCCGTCACCATCCTTCGAGCCGCCTGGCTCTATATAAAGGAAGCTAGAGTCTGGAAGGTCATTCTTATAGGCAGTGGTCCAAGCATCCTTCTCACCACTGTCTAAAGAAGCCTCACCCGACATCATGTCTTCCATATCATCTTCAGGCGTACCTTCAGCAGGCTCAGCTACCCACTGGTTACTCACTCCCGTAGGAGTAATCTCACCAGAAACTACAAGACAAGCTCCTGGCTCGATGAACCAGCGACAGTTAGCACAACCCTTAGTACCACCATTCTTAATAGCACCTAGAGGGTCATACCCTGCCTCTTGCTGGGACATCTGGACACCCATAGCGTTCCATTGGTCCCAGTACTGCTTTAGTTCTGCCTTCAACTTTATAGGCACTTACCGACCCCCTAAGTAACGTGCTATCTCGTTCTGAACATCCTTAGCAAGACCTTCTCTATCTAGTAATTCTTCCGCAGTTTTCCAGCCTATACTCTTTGCAGGTCCAGTCTGCTTACGACCCTGGACGAACGTAGCATATCCGTGTACATCCTTCCGTCGATAGCGACCATAACCAACATCCTTTGCATCATTAATTATCACATAGCTTATATCTCCACCAGCAGTAGACCTAAATGAACGCCATTCATCACGTAGACGACCAGTACGCACATAACCACTAGGTGCCGTCATAGATGGATATATCTTCAGTTTTTCAATAGTTCTCTGTGCATGTAGAGACAAGATAGCTTCCAGACGACTATTCAAGGTACCCACAGAATCAAAGCCTGCCGACTTCTTTTCAGCAATAATACGTACTTGCATCTTACATCGAACTCGCTAGAATAACATCAGGAGTAGCATTAGATTCACCTATCATATTCAAGTAGGCTTCTTCAAGGTCACCCTGATCAAGTGCTATCTGACGGGCCATTTCTGGAGTAATTTCACCACTGCTTATCTGCATAGCTCGTGTTTGTGCTCGTATCATCCGCACTTTAGCTATCTCAAGGTTCTCTGCTTGATCCTGCTCACCAAAGCTAAAGGTTACATTACGTGGCATGATACCGTGCATGTTGAAGCGTTGTTCTAGCAATCGCATAAACAGGGCTGGACCCTTGCCACGACTCTTTAGATGTAGTACTTCTGACTGTGCAGATGTACCTAAGTTACCACCAGGCAATGGTGCATAGTCCTGATAATCACCACCAAAGGCTAAGGCTATTTGGTTAATGTACCACTTTATAAAGATTTCCTCATCAAACCCATCTGGTAAACTAGCAAGGTCTATCTGAGCATGGGTAACATGCGCTGTAGGGTCCAAAGAAGCTATAATTGCTGGTTGAATATACCTCACATTACCACGGTCATCATTCACTACTTGCTGTTGACGTAGGGCGTTTTCAATAGTGGGGGTCTGGACACCAGAAACCAGATGTATTGATCTATGATAACGACCAGAGAGTTTCTCTTGCTTATAAATAGCAATGTCCCTTGCAATTTGGCAAGCAGTAAGCATCCGAGTAAGACAGCAATATTGCATATCATGGTAATCCTCTATTGGACAGGGCATTTCCTCAAGAGTAACTACCTCATAGTACCGCAGCCTATGGACTCTACCTAATATATCACGATATAGCACTGGAGCATCTGAAACACCAGTACGTACACATCTTCCTGAGTCAAGGTGATTCAATGACATTACAGGTGCCAGAGGATCATTGGGACGTGCTCGCACAACCTCTATAAAAGCACCATTATCTTGTGTAAACAGGTCTACCAGTACCTTTTGGATGAATGGTATCCAACCTTTACCACGCTCAGCACTGTGTAGTACCTGACGCACGTAGTTAGCTGTCCTTGGGCCACCATTCAAGGTCCACCCAAAGGCAGCGTACCGCATGATAGTACTACCTAGTGAAGAAGCAAAGATTGGTTCCTTTGGCCAAAACTTACGTAACAAAATGTCTCGGGTAGCCGGTGTTCTACCCCATACAGGTAGTTCATCAGCTACCCCAGCCATATTGATGATAAATGAGTTAGGCACAAAGCCATTAGGACTAGGGGGTTCGGCAATGACCGATTTATTGACTAATGTAGCTAAATCTATTGCCATACTACCCTACTCCACAGTAGCTATTGTATAGCTTGAATCGCTTTTGCACAAGGGTGGGGTAGGGGCGAAGCCCGACATAAGAGCAGGTCACTCCGCAGTGCCCGAAGTCTATTGAAGACAAGCCGACAGACTGAACCAGGGGCCTTTGGAAGGGGTTAGGCTGTCTCGCCCGTAGTTCTAGGTAATAACTATCCTGTGCATTAAACTGGATTGGTGTAATTTTCATAGGTTAAGCCTCTTACATTCCATACAAGCCATCGACGAGGCAACCACCGCATCAATAGGGCGGTCCTTGAGACGTTTCACTATGCGTAGCTTAGTGTCTTCTTGGGCTGCCATCTTGACACCAGCGTTAGCAAAGTGCTGTGACATCTCATCGTCTACAATGTGCTCTAGTTGCTTGTCCCTGACCATAGTGTAAAACAGGTAGTCACCCTTCTCACGGTCTATACCCTGTCCAAAGGGCCGTGCCCAACAGACTGCTTCACGAGTAAGGTCAGTACCTAGCTTGTGCAACTGGAAGGGATCATAAGCCAACTCTACGACGTTGTACTCAGCACATAGGCGACGTATTTCTGCTTCTATGGTAAGGGTGTAGTCCATTGGGTGCTCACGGGTAGGGGTCCATATCTTGATGTACCGTTGAGCTAGCTCCTGGTGCCGTGCAGGGTTAGGGTGCCGTGACCAAGCAGTAAGGGCAGTACAGTCACCAGTAACGGACGCATCAGCACCCAACACTAACGGTGTACGGTCTCCCACCTCTGGTAGCCTAAGGCTATTGTTCCCTAGTCGGTCCCACCACTCTACAGGGGCAAACTGGTTAACCGATTCAGTCCACCAGTTAAGGTGTAGACGTTCATACTGTGCAAGGGTGAGGTTCTGGCGTTCACTTGCATAGTATGCCTCTGTCTGCCAGGGCATACGACGGGCTATCTCACCATCATCCCAATACGCAACAGCAGCAGCTTCTTCGTTGACATACAAAGGTGGCTGATCAGGGAAGGGCCAACCTCCATAAGGCTCAAGGTCTTCATGAGTAAGGCGGCGTCCCTTTTTTACTACCTTATCATACAGCTCTAGCAGTATCTCACTCTCATCAGCATAGCCAGCATATGTCTCTACAAAGCGGAAGGAACGTCTCCTGGTGGGGACTGGGGTTAACTCAGCCCACAGACGTTGTGCTGCCGATGACTGATAACCCCATAACTCCGACCAAGCCGTAAGGGTAGGGTTGCTACCAGCTTCACCTTTATAGTCTACTGACACAGCCCGTACTACTGTACCATTAGTAAGGCAGGTTGCATCCCGCTGGATAATCTTCCAGCGTCCAGGTAGGGCACTCTTGGAACGATCAAACTGTGGGTTCAACTCTATGGAGTCACACATAGCTTTGTAAATACGACCCTTAGCTTGCTCAAGGTCATTGGCTAGGCATAGTACCTCATTGCGTGGACCAAAGTTCTCTGCTACGTAACGGGCAACTGCACCAGCTATGCTAGTCTTCCCCGACTTTTTCGGGCAGCTATAAACCATGACCCGCCAGTTGATAGCAAAGGCAAACATAAAGCGTAGTATGGTCTTCTGGTGGGGCAACAGGATGATAGGCATAGGTTCACCCAGTATTTCATCCTGTATGTAGTACTCATGCTCCATAAAGTCTACAATGTCAGGCACAACGGTCCCCCTCATGGAAGGTGCCATGAGGGCCGCTAGCCTCTGCATAGAGGGGTCTGACTTGTACGAGTCTACAGAACGAGCTACCATGCTACTTTACGGGCTCCACAGTGACGGTGTACATCTTACCTTGGGTAAACTTGGCCCATAGTTTGGGGTTGGTTAGCATCAGGTTCACGGTACCCTGGCTAGTATCAGGGTCTTCAGGGGACAACTCCACCAGTACTGATGCTAACTCCTTTTCATGGGGCTTAGCATCTTGTGCGGTGCTAGGCTGGTAAAAGTGCTGCACCAGGGTACACCGTACCGTTACGTCCATACTAGTCACTCTCCTCATCTATTACTACACTGGACACATCGGTTGGTTCCATCATTAGTTGCTTCAACGCTTCGCGTCCTGCTGGTGGTAGCAATGACATAACCATCTGGTTGATGTTTATGTTTTCGGTGGACTCATGAGCATCTGTAGCTACCATTATTTTGTCCAGTAGGCTCGTGTAAGTTCGGCTAATGTCATAGGGGTCCATCTCGCTCAGGTGTGCCTCTAGCTCGTGGTGTACCTTTGACAGGGTAGTCATCATCCCTATGGTAGCCATAGTACGTAGTTGCTGACGTAGCATACTGGCTGAGCTGGTATCTTGTGCTATGGTAGCTATGATGTACTCAGGGGGCACCGATAGGCGCTCACTGGCCAGGTACAGGTTACCGTTAGCTAGTACCGTGGCACTTATACACTGCTGGCTGTCTGGACCTTCACCAACAAGGGGCATAGTGTAGGGTGACGCTTTTGGTTTTTGTACATGCTCAAACAATGCCTGTATCTCAGCAGCAACGTTATCTTGCATAAGGCACTTCCAGCGGCACATTTTCCACAGGGTACTCTAGGCCAGCAGCCAGGGCTAGGGCAGCAATGGTCATGACTGGCAGGGGGTTACGCACGGGGGACGCTAGGGCTAGCACGGCGTAACACGGGGGGCAGTACCACCCAACCTCACCCTTGACCCGTGGTTGGGGACTGGGCAGGGGGGTTGCACAGGCGTGGCAGGTTATGGTCCTGTGTGTGGTATGCATGGCCCAGTATACCATATAAAGGAAGGATTACAAAGTGAGTCAATTTTACGAGCGTAGCTCAGGAGTACAGAGTGAGTTACTTTTACATTCCCTGTGTGGTACTCTGAAAGTGAGTTACCTTTATTCAAAACTGATTTCCTACATGGGGGGAGGTCCGTTCCCACTATGCACGCTTAATGAGGGATAGGGGTGGTATATGCTAGATAGTGATGCCATATGACTGAGGTGAAACTGAGTGAAATTGTGACTTGTGTACCTCACCTGTATGCCTCATACTGTCCCTGGCGGAGCTATCAGACTAGCGTCTGATGTGTTGGCCTCAAGCCTTAACAACCGAATACGGAAATGGGTGTTATGAGTACCTGTCTACTGCTAACCAGAAGGGGAAGCAGAATGATCGACTGGGAACTAGAGGCACAAATCATCGAGGTGGTTGACCTACACGATGCTTGCATCATGAGGGAAGATCGCATCGGTGATAGGTTAGCCCGTGCAGAGCTAAGGTCTGATACCGACAGCCTGTACTACCACGCACTAGAACAAGCCCTCAGCGAGAATGATACTGCCCTCCTGCTAGCAGAGCAGGAGGTAACCATTCTTCGATGGTTGCAGGGTATCGTATGTGGCAAGTAGTCGATGCCATCGGTACCCTGCTAGGGCCACTATGGCCGGACTGGCTAGACTCTGTACTAGACTGCCTAACCAGCTGGCCAGACATGATCGCATCATGTGGTGTCCAGTGCGCTGTGCTCAATACAGTCTATGCCCTATTGTTCGCAGTAGGACAGGCAGACTGTAGCAGCACACCGCAACGTATCCTAGTCCTACTCACTGGATTGTGCGAGTAACTAACGCGATGGTTGGCAGTAGACAGGTACCCATAACATGAAGGAGTAAACCATGTACCTGTCACAAGTTACGATTCGGGTGAACTGGGAACAAACCAACGACTACCGTAACCCTGATTACCCGTCTCGCAAGTACTACCGTCCGTCCACTATCACAGCGTTGGTCAACACGACTGACCATGTGGAAGCATTGCGTACGGTAGTGAATCTTCATACTGGGCCGAACGATAAGGTCTATCAGTCCAGTGTGAAAACGATCCCAGTGTTAGAGGTATCGCAAGATGCCTACTGACGCAATGGTCAACGAGTACAACACACTGACTGATACAGTCATCCGACTGATTAGGCAGCAAAACAGTACCCGTTCATTCGTCGCCTACGCTCGACTGGCACGCGCCATCACACGAGCGGATGCACGGCTGGCACGGCTGGAGCCACTGGTACTGCCATATCTGCCCACGGACGCTCCCAGCGCCTCTCAGACGTTCTGACACGGTGTCGCGCCGCGTGCCTTCCATATAAAGGGAAGGCCCCCACGACGCGCCGCCGTTCGCAGAATGAACGGGGCATAGGCTTGGCCAACAAGCCTACACAGGGGTACCCATCGTGGCAGACAACAGCAATACCACGCCGATGTCAGTGTCCTGCAATATCAACAACTACGACAATCAAACGCGGTTGATTGCTTGGGCTACAGCACAGATTGACCCTGAGACTAACGAGCCGATGGCCATTCCACGTGCCATCAAGGCGCTGCTCTTCGCTACCGTGCCGACTATGGTCCGAGCGGATGAGAATGAGCGTAAGCCTAAGCAACCAGCGCCCATCTCACTCCTCGAGGCAGCCATCGGTAAGGCAGCCTACGACAAGCTCACCCCTCTAGATCGCAAACAGAAGGAAGCTCAGCTGGCCTCTCTGGACATCGCTGCTATCGTGGCACAAGCGCTGGCAGCCCAGGCGGCCGCCGCCGCCGAGTAACACCCATCCACACTGCCCACTAGCACATTGCTGCTAGTGGGCTTTTGTGGTAGGCAGATATTGCCTAGGGGGTCATCATGTAATCCGTGTGTCATCTGTCTAGCATTCTCACGCCGTGCTAGCAGTAGACGATAAATTAGTGCGTGGCCCTACCTGTGCGCCATCACAGGTAGGGTAATAGGCAAAACCCCTTACATACCACGGCTCACGTCCGTGGTATGTAAGGGGTTTTTTGTTGCCTTGCTACCCACAGCTAACATTAGTTGTTAGGTAACATCAGGTCCAGCTACAGACTGCGCCAGGCTACACTAGCAAGTGCTTTTGCACAAAAGTCGAACCACGTTGTGCTAGTCTTAGCTAATTGTTCATTACCTATCATTAGTTGAGTTTAAGACGTATATATTTGCATAATTTTGGATATTCCTGTATAATAGGAGAGGAACCGAGAAAATACAGTATTCTTTTAATAGACAATAGAATATATAAGTATATAAGAATACTCTTATATACTTACCCTTTAGTAAAACAATACAAACATTACTGTATTTTCTCGGTTCCAGACTAATGAAGAGAGGAAGTTATGCCCCGAAAGAAAAATGCCCCAGAACAACCACCATTCTATGACCCATTCAACCTAAGTAACGAACCCAAGCCGCCAACAGAAGAAACAATGTCCCAGTACAACGAGTACATAACCCGTTTAAGGAACCCCAAACGACCACCCTACCAGAACCCTTACCAGTGGAAGGCAGGTAACCTTACAAAAGTTTCACTGTACCTTTCCCACCCAAGTCGTGAGGGTCTCTACAAATTAGCCCGCACCTTCAATTATGGACATGACCAATCCACGGCTAGGCAAGCTAACATATCCTCATTCCTACGTTCCCTAGCAGACCCACTAGTAGAATGGACCGATGAACGTCCCGAACAGTTACGTTCCCTAGACCACGATATAATAACTAACGGTGGAGTACCACTATGGATAGACCCCGATGAACACTACCCTCGCATAAATGCCCAGTTTTTCCTTACCAATACAATCAAGGACATATTCTATAAATTAGCACTGTCCTTCATGATATTCCCACCTAACCACATCAAAGCCCTACCCGTAGGTCCAACACTGTCCATGTTATTTGAAGTAATAGGCCGTAACCTACTAGTACCCCACAATGTCCCTATGAACCCAAACCCAGCGAAAAAGTATTACCCACCACAGAAACACCTATACGATTACTCCATATAACCCACACAAGATGCACAAAGTAGTTTAACGTCATGGTTACACAACGGTAACCCAATCTAGCGCCAGGAGTACCACAATGCGCCAAGTACCCATGTCCCACAATACCGATACCACCCCATACCCAATAGACCACCAAGAGTACCTCACGGCCATAGGCTACACCCAAGCCCTACGCCAATTCTCCAGCAACGTTGCTGCACTGGACAATTACCGCCAGCACCGATACAACATCGGTACGTATGGTTACAACCTAGCATACGGACGGATGCGGTATTGGCGTAACAAACTGGACACCATTATCCGCACCCATAGTTGCCACGTCTGTAACCGCTGGACTGGCACCCATTACCTACATGCAGATAACTACTGGCTGGCACAGCAATCCCAACCAGAGTTTATCTGTGACCACTGCCTACAAGCCTAGCTTACCTTTGTGCGCTCGGCACGGGTTGAAAACAGAGTACCCATTAAAGGAGCGTAACTAATGCCCCGTAACGGTTGGATGGTCTACCTACGTTTGAAGTCTGGTGACCACATTGAAGTAGCCTACTTCAACATGTGGGATATAGCCTACCAATTCTGCATCATGCATGAATGGGTGTATGATCTATTCATTACTCCAACCAACACTGAGGGAGTGGCCAACTATAACTAATGCAGAGTGGACCAACCACCATACAGCCAGTATGGCCAGGTTGGTTTAATGCACACAAGGGGTCACAAGTCCCCTTAATACAGTGCATGAGGTAATCAATGTCCAGCCTGACCTTAGAGCAACGTATGGCCAGGGCATCACAACATGCTAACTTTGTATTGGTGGTAAACTATACCACTGGCTCGGGTAAGAAGTCAGTGCAAGTGTACGGTTTGATTGGCAACGAGACAGATGCACGTAACGTTGCCAGCCGTACAGTCCGTACATTTCCCCATAAGGTTACCAGTCATGAGTTTATCGTTACGTGCCATGACTAATGGTAGGGGATCGATAGGCTTAATGGTGGTACACGGTCATACATTTAAGCAACCCCGTGTACTACCTAACGGTATGATACAGAGTACCGACACTCCCGTATCATACCACAATGCAGGGGTTACTATGGACAACCAGAAGCACCCCTCTCACAATGCCTATAAGACAGGGTGCCGATGTAACCTATGCAAGGAGTTTATGCACAACTACCGTAAGAAGTAGCAGAGTGGGCCAACACACTACACTACCAGTGTAGCCAGTGTTGGTTTAATGCGCGAGCAAGTCACAAGCCTTGCTAATACTAGCGCATAACAAAAGGGGGGGCCAATGGCACTTACTCGTGAACAAGCCCTAAACGCCCATGAGTTTCATGTAGGCCAGTGTACCCGTACCGTAGGCCCACGTGGTGGTATCACCACACACAGTGAGGTATGGCGACGTAACGGCCAGACCAAAACATGGAAAACCCGCCCCGATGAGTATTCCATTCCAATTAAGTATGGCATGGGGTACGGACGACGTGGTTACAACTACATCACACAAGACCAAGCACAGCACTGGCATTGTGCCGAGGATTGCCCACTCCATGACCCAACGTACACTACCCTAGAACCAGACGTACGAAAGGCTACGTCCAATGCTTAACCAGGACCAACTAGTACGACTGTCCATTGTACTACAACATGCCTACACTAGGCAGTCCATCCGTGGCAACGAGAATGAATGTCTTAGGTTACAAGACATTCATACTATTCTTGGCCATCTCTACACACCATACATTAAGGCTAAGGTTGCCACTCACCATTAAGCAGATGGGACTACCCACCCTACACTCCAGTAGGGTCAGGGTAGTTTAATGCACAGAGACGGTCCAAAGTCCGTCTAATCCAGTGCATAAGGGGTACCACAGTGCTAAAGCATGAGTACAACAACCGTGGCCTACACCGTATCAAATACGTAGGCCATACCACCGAGCAGAACTACCCACACACTCAGTTAGGGGAAATGACCAACTACACTTCTCCAGCATTCATCGAAGTGGATGATATCCACTACGTTGTCTTTACCCCATACTACTTTACCGATGAAGGCCCAGGGTTACTGGCTGATACCATCTACCAACTCACCCCTATCAACCAGTAAGAAAAGGGGGACCGCAGGTTGCCTATCAATAACGACCAGCTAGCCAAAGAATACCGTAAGTGGCACGAAGCGTGGCGTACGGAACTAGCTCTACTGCCTATGTTACCCAAGGGTTCCATGCAAGCCCGTAACTGCCAACAACGCCTAACCTATGCTGTCCGCCAGCTAGAGCGCATTGAAAGGTTAACCCAATGAAAGTCTACGGCGTAACCCAACCGCAACTCACTCAAATCGCCACCCAGCTAGACGTAGCTCTGTTTAACGTCCGTACCGACCCTGACCGTAACCCCAACCTTACTCCACTAACGTACTTCCAACTCCGACCTACCCAAACGGACACCAATGAGTACCGTAAGGTAGGTCGTAGCGGTCGTAGGGTACATGCTATCTCCTGGGAAGGACATAGGGACTTCTTCATTGCCCTATTCCAAGAATACCCCAATGCTAAGGTCGTTACTGGCCTGGTCCAACGGTACACTACCAACGGCCGTTTGGCAGGTTGGGGTGTAACTTACAATGGTCAACAAGACTACCTCGAAAAGTACCCCATGACTGCCCTAGCCTAGCGCAGATGGGACCAACTGACACTACCACCATACGGTAAGTGTCAGTTGGTTTAATGCGGCTATACGGTCCACAGCCCGTATAAAACTACCCGCATGAGGAACTACCATGAAGTTTAAGGTTACACTGTCACACCTTGGTGGGTACCCCTGGCTAGTCCAGGACATAACAAATGAGCGTCCCATCATAGTAGCTTCATTCATGCATCAGGATGATGCCCAAGAGTACGTAGACTTCCTCAACGCTAAGTACAAGGACAACTAATGTACCACGATAGCCCACCCTCATCCTACTATGAACCACCAGACTATGAACCCCAGGTAGACTTTAGCTGGTCCCGTACCCAACGTACCCGTACCCAACACCAATGCACTACCTGCCGTAAACACATTCCCATCGGTACCCTTACCACAGTTACGTTTGAGCGAGTCGAGGGCCAGCAGTACTACTTACGTACCTGTACTGGTATCTACAAGCCCCCTAGTTATAACTGTGATGTCCTTACAGGACCGCTATCCCGTATTGGCTACCTTGTCTTGAATGATGATACGGTAGCCTACTTCCCGCAGAACCACGTACCGCATGCTACGTGGTTTGAGGAAACCCTAGACCAACCTGGCCAACTCATCCCCATCAGTTACCTAGGAAGGAGTAAGTAATGGCCCGCACAACCCCTACTCCCGAGGACATCCAAGCCCTGTCCCAAGCCCTCAATACTATGCCAGATGATCTTATCTACGGCCACCTACGAGTATGGAAAACTATGTGGAACCCACCAACTCCAGTTTACTGTGCAGTAGGGTGGTTCCTCCATGCTAAGGGTATCCCTGACGATGCTATGTCCCGGACCATTGTCTATGGTGATGAATGTCCACTCAGCATCCGTAACAAGCACTTCCGCCCACGTAAGACTCTCAGCCGCTATCCAGTCTATGAGCGTGAGGGTGTATCCCTTATGGCATCCCTCTACCACCTACCATTAAAGGAGTGCCGTAACCTTATGAAGGTAAATGACCTAACCTACAGTACCGAGCGTAAGGAAGCAGTCCAACAGTTCGTTAAGGCTATGATCCATAGAGTAACTCATCCTGCATAGCAGAGTGGACTACCCTACGCCATTTCCAGTGGTGCGGGTAGTTTAATGGGTAGTCCAGTCACAAGCCCTGGACAAAACTAACCCATTACAGGGGTGCTTATTGTAGTTTAGTCCTACCGAGCGGTCCCCCATTACACCAGCGTAAATTTGCGCGAAGCGCCTTGCTTGTGCAATTGGAACTAATGTCCTACGCACAAGCTGGCATAACCCCTACACCAGTCGTCACTCGTGGACCCCATTAAGTGAGAAAGTGAGTCACTATGAACCGCTACACGTTTAAGGTAACCCCAAGCTACACTACCCTGGATGACTCCACAGTAATTAACCTAGAGGTAACTATGTCCACCCCACTACCACTAGAACGAGCTAAGGAAGTCATTAGGTCACGTATGCGTACCCTACTGTACCCCATCAGTAATAACCTAGTCCTAGACATGGAGTGTATTGACTATGAGGGAGAGGTAGAGTAATGTACATCGTAACTGGCCCCACTAGTGAGGAGATCCGTCTGGTAACACCACACAAGGTAGACGTGGTAGACAACCTAGTCCGCTACGCCAACGATGGCCAACCCATAGAGTTACGCCACGTAGGCAAAGGCCGTTCGTTAGCCCTAACGTCCCACGGGACGTATATCATCCATAAGGTGGAGCGTGATACATGGATCAAGTAGTAACCACTACGGCAGGTCAACTGTACCTAATGGCCATATTGTGTGGCCTGATTGGTGCATTAACCAGCATGATTGTTAGGGAGGTAATGAAGTGACTAGTCTACAACAGATGGCTGGACCATTGATTAACAAGTTCTACCACGAGTGGATCTACTGGCAACATGCTTACCGCCAGGATGGTCTTAGCATGTGTATGGGGGCAGCTCTAGTAGCTAAGTGTTCCCTGGATACTGTCCTCATCTATAACGGAACAAAGGAGTATTACGAGCATGGCAATGGAGACTGATGTGGAGACTGTAGCTATAGCTAAGTGGCAGACTCCAGGAATGACACCACAAACACTAGGAGTATATGAGACAGATAATCTAGCCAAACAAGCTTGTCTTAATCACAAGGCGACGAAGCTTGATGTACATAATATACCGTGGAGAAAAATCCATTATCCTAAATATTTTATGTATGTAATGGAAGATACTTATATCAATTACTATGTAGAGGTATGGGAGGTTAAACATGGCAATGGAGACTAAGCCAACCGTGGTCCTAGTGGTAACCAGAATCAGTCATCATGATCGTGGTACACAAATCTTGGGGGTATTCTTGGACGATACAGTAGCTAAGAACTACTGCCAAGAACTAGAGACTACAGACATTATCTTGTCCTGGTCTGAAGTCTCCCACAAACAGTATTTCCGTTACACTGCACAAGGTGTATGGTGTAGGTACAATATTGATGTCTGGTCCGTCACTGAATAACAAAAGGGTAGGGTACCACATAGGTACCCTACCCTTGTCCAACGGGGGGTTGGGACTAGACTCCGAGCAATTCCTTAAGCTCAGGTGTCAGTTCGATCTGACCCGCCTTAGCCAGTTCCACCAGCATAGTGATAGCCTGGTTCTTGTTCTTGGCAGAGACACCAGTACCACCATCAGAGCGCCTAGCACGCTCCATCGGAGGAAGATCATAGCCGAAGTAGCTGGCCGTACACTCCAGCACAATACGACTGTTAGGCTTGTTCTCCGCCTCACCCCGCTTTTGGATGAGGTCTTTAAGGTCCGCTGGCACGGTGACCATAATCGAGGGAGTCTTAACCTTGTCTGCCACAGGGGTTCCGTCAGCGTTAACCTTGGGTGCGGTAGCGGTTGCCATCGGGATTAACTCCATCACGCTGTATTTGGTTCGCCAAGGACAGTATAGCATACTAGTCTCCTGACTACCCTATAGTAGTCTGTTACATTTCAGGTAACATACTAGCGTCCCGCCATAGATCCCTATATAAAGGAAGGACCATGCCACTCTCACGTCAGTCAGTCCATGTGCTGGCTACCCTGCTACAGGACGGTCCAGCGCACGGATTCAAAATCATGACCCGTGCCAATCGTCTCGGTGCCCATCTCACGTCTGGTACTCTGTACGCCAGTGTCCTACCCCGCCTGTTAGCCAAGGAATACATCATACAACAGGACAAGACTTACGTTATTACAGAAAGGGGTAGAGCTGCTCTAAGAGAAGTCTATCGAGATAATCAAGTCATGAACACGGTAATAGCTAATGCGTTGAGGAATGCATATGTCACGAATAACCCTGTTGTGTAACGACTGTCATACGGTGTTCCGTATCGTAGTGGCAGACAACCCACTATCAATGGACCCACCCTATCACTGCCTGTATTGTGGATCACAGAATACGTACCCCAGTCAGAACAGTGACCTAGATATGTGGGAAGTTCTATCCGAAAGCTACAGTCTACCTATCCCTGTTCTACGTCTGTTTTACGATGCGTGGACCCAATCCCCTGAAGGACATGTCCGTTTTGGTGACTACCTTATGCCAGCGATGAAGCGAGTACTACAGCAATCAAAGGTAGAGCAATGAAGTTAGTTCCACGAGACTACCAACAGGAGGGTATAGATGCGTTCCTACAGAATAAGCACTACGCCAACCACGATATGCCTGGACTTGGAAAGTCCCTACAAGCTGCTGAAGCAGCGTCCAAGTTCCTGCCGTGCATTATTGCTAGCCCTGTGTATCTCACGCTCCAATGGGAGCGATTTCTACAGGAACAGTACGAAGGAGCTAGTATTACACTTGCTCAAGGAACCTATGCCCAGCGAACTACTGCACTCAGTCATAAGTCCGATTTCTACATCATCAACCATGATATGTTTCGTTCATACTTACTTCCTACCGCACAATCTCTTATCCTCGACGAAGCTCATCACTTACGAGGACGTAACGCTGACCGATCCAAAGCCGCCCAACGTAAGGCAAGCACAACACCGTATGTTTTCCAACTCACGGCCACACCGATCCATAGGACAGTAGATGATCTTTTCATGCAACTACGTATCCTTGATCCACAACACTTTACTAGCTATTATAGGTTCTTGGATGATTATTGTCTCGTGTCTCATCGTGGGTTCACTCCAATTGTTCGGGGGGTATCCCGACCGAAGGCCCTGGCTAGGTTGCTTGATCGGTATAGGATTGGCCGTAGTTACAGTGATGTTGGCCTCTCTGTGCCTGACGTTGTGTATCACACACTCACGGTAGAGTTTACCAAACCACATCTCAAGCAGTACCGCCAGGTTAGAGACCAATACCGAGACGACACTACTAACCACATTTATGGCTCAGCAATAGAGAAGATCCATGCCCTACGTAGACTTACCTTGTGCGAGGAGAAAATCAATACCGTTAAGGGGCTCCTGGACGATACCCTAGTCAATGGAGAAGGTTACCTCCTGTACTGCCACTACATTGATAGTGCTCATCAATGGGCTGATACACTAGGCGCCATTTGCATTACCGGAGAGACCCCTGCCCGTGAACGCCTAGCCCTAGCCAAGGCTAATCGTAAAGTAGTGGCTACGGTAGGTTCCTTGGCAGAGGGTGGTGACCTTACTCATCTCAAGACCCTAGTTTATGCGGAGGAAGACTATGTAGCTGGACCCATTACTCAGACCATTGGTCGTGTGGTACGCCCTACCCAAAACATGGCCCCAGTGAATGTGTACTACGTAATGGTCAAAGGTACCATTGATGTTACCATCCACAAGTGTAGTCAAGCCCGTATCGTAGATGCGGAGCAAGTCATGGAACAGGAGTTACTGTGACACAAGGACGATGGCCAGGGGAAGGTATCGAGACTTGCTTTATTGATCCTAAGTACACTGGACCACTGGAACAATTCCAACAGAAGCCTATCAAGCCAACTATAAACTGGTATGGTGAAGATAGTGCTTTAATTGAATCAGAGAACGGTACGCACGGGTTAATCCGTAAGTGCAATGGATACTATGAGGCAGAGTTTTTTGATAGCACAGCTAGATTCCCTGAATGGAAGTTTGCCTGTGATACTCTAGGAGTAGCACTAGATTGGATCATGTTCCGATTCCAGATGAGGGATTGGTAAACAATGAACAACCGTCCTAAGTTACTAGACCTGTTCTGTGGTATTGGTGGTGCCTCACATGGCTATGCCCTAGCTGGCTTTGACGTTACAGGGGTGGACCGTTATCCACAACAGGGCTACCCTTACACTTTTATACGAGCGGATGCCCTGGAGTACCTAGCAGACCATATCCAAGAGTACACAGTTATCCATGCCTCACCACCATGCCAACAGTTTAGTAAGGCTACACCGTGGGCTACCCGTATGTCATTTCCCAATTACATCCCTGAATTACGTAGGATGTTTTACGCCTACAACAAAGCCTACGTAATAGAGAACGTTGAGGGTAGTCCACTCATCAATCCAATGGTACTTTGTGGTACCATGTTTGGTATGCGACTCATCCGTCACCGCTTGTTTGAGTCTAACTTACCGTTAGGTGCTCCTGAACATCCACGTCATACAGGTTCCGTTGCTAATGGTGACTACGTAACGGTAGCTGGACATGGAGCACAGAACAAGAAAGGGAATTATGGTATCAATGTCTGGAAAGAGGTAATGGAGATACCTTGGGCTAAGTATCGTGAAGACCTGGCGGAAGCTATTCCACCACGGTACACCGAGTACATAGGTAACCAACTGATGGAGTGGTTAGTTGACTGAGAAAGAGTTACGTGATGCAGTGGACACCGTGCTAGCAGCAGCACAGACCAACGGACCAGACAGTGCAGCCCAATTCTTGTTTAACCATTACGATTCCCCAGTAGAGGTAATCGAGACCCTGATAGATTTTGCTGTTAAGGCTACCCTAGCCTGTACTGAGGCACAAGATATACTCCACCGTCAAGATGAGGTTCTCAACCAGCAAGGTCTCTACATACGTACCTTACACCTGTTTTGTCCTAACTGACGTAACGCTTGACAAAATTCTCACCATCGTGTATAATGGTTTCACTCGGAAAATGACTCACCAACAGCACTAGGAGGACATATGATTATCAGTCCTACTGAGATTGGCAACTATAACCGCTGCAATAGACTATGGGGAATCACTTCATTTAACCAACAATCCCTCACTAGGATTACCCATTCCACTGCACTATCACTAGGTACCCTTTGGCACCAGACCCAAGCTGCATGGTTGTTAGCACCTGAGCAAGACCCTACTATTCTGTGTGCCCACTATTACCAGACCATGCGTAATGACGCCATCGCTGCATACAAGCAACGAGTAGGTACCGCACCGTGGGACAGTGAGCTACAGCCCATCGAAGATGCAGGTAACCTTTGTATCCAGATGGTAGACAACTACGCCAAGTACTACAAGACACCACTGCCTGAAGGCTTCCGTTGCATACGCCCTGAGCAGACCATTCTGGTACCTATTCCTAACTCAGAACAAGAATGCCTCATCTGCAACGGGGGGAAGTGGGACTATGAAAAGGAAGAGGATTGTAAAGAGTGTGATGGTAATGGGTATGTGTCACACCAGTTGGAATGTACCCTTGACGGACTGTTAGCTAATGAGCGTAACCGTCTGTACATCCTTGAGCGTAAGACTTATGGTGCGCGTCCCAAGGAAGAAAGTCTACACCATAACTTTCAGTTCCTCTGCTACCAATGGGCAACAACCACGTTGGGGTTGGGTACCGTAGGTGGTCTACTGTATGATGGAGCATGGAAACGGGCACAGCCACCCAAGGGACGTACCTTTGATGACCTATTCCTACGCTTGCACCTAGAACGCCCCATTGAAGAACTGCTAGAGCTAGAGAAATACCTTGCTCTGAAAAGTAAGCAGATGTATGAAACCGCCAGGTTGGGTAACCCACTGCTAGACTACAATCGTCGTTGGGAAGGTTGCTATGACTGTGGGGTAGAAGACCTTTGTACCACTATCAGTCGTGGTGAAGATACTGAGTACGTCCGCAATAAGTTCTTCACTATCCGTGAACGAACGCCAGCCTTCCGTAAGGATGAAGAAGACTGATGAAGTACACCGAATGTATTTGTGGTAAGGGACACAGCTTCCTATACCCTGGTGAAAGTCCACCCTTACTAGTTTGTCCTGTAGCAACCTGCTTTGGTGCCATAGTAACCAGGGGTCCTGTATCCATTAACAAGTACAATCTAAAACATGGTACAGACTCCAGCTATGTACATGGTTGTAGGTGTGATGACTGTCGTACTGCACATACCTTAGCTGAAGCTGGCCGTAGGCAAGCAGCACGAGACCGTGAGTCAGTGAGACAAAGTTACCGTAGCTGACTCTGTTGGCCCTCAGCCATGCCGGTTGCATGGACCTGCCTTATAAGCAGTGATAGCTGAGTTCGACACTCAGGGGGGCTACCGCAATCTTAGGGAAGGGAGGTAATGTGGTAACTATCAATGTGGGGGATGTATGGATCAATAGTGCAACAGGGAAGGCAGTAACAGTAGTCCAAGTTACTGAACAGTCCATCAGACTGCAAACCCAGTCAGGTTTTAGCTACGACTACGAATACAGACAATTCCTGAGCGAGTACAGAAAGGGAACGGTCTATGCTTAAGGTAAACAAAGCCAGCCAGATCATCCATGATGAGGAACGTGCCGAAGAACGTTGTAACTTAGATGATGCAGGGGACAACATCCAAAAGCTACTGTACTCAGACATTCCTTTGTTGTTTAACGAAGGCTACCGTTTCTGTAAATGGTGTTTCCCTCATGATCGTTAACCATAGACAGGATGAACGACTAGCACCAGGGTACCACCTTCTAGCAAATACATCATATGGCCTGTTGGATATTCCAGGGTCATTCATTAGTGAAGAACTAGCCCAACAGAGAGCCACCGAATTGATAGCAAAAGGTGTTTGGAGTGGACCAATTCTAATCATGGAACGTAGACTAGTGAGTGAGGTACAAAGTGATCCGCAAGATAAACCGCAGGACTGATGCACGATACAAGGCAGGCTACATACTTCTGTACGATAACATCCTTTCCTTTGACCAAGTAGGAGAACAGTATGGTACCGAGGCAGAGGCAGAACGTGCAGCTACCATCCTATTAGAGGCTGGGCACTATGGTACCACGATTAAAGTGATGGAACAGAGAATCGTTACCTCAATGGTGAAGCAATGACTGTATGGACACCTGACAAGACGGCAGATATACGTAAGTTTGCAGGACTTTCCATCGACACCCCTGAAGATGCCAAGCAGACTGGTACCGTTTGTGTGATCTATGGTGCCCCTGGCGCAGGTAAGACTACGGCAGCCTGCCAGTTGATTGATAGTCCCTACTGTCAAAGAGGCGCTGTACTGTTAAATGCTGATGCAGGACAAGAGGCAGTACAACACCACATTGACAGCGGCAAGCTAGCGAATATAAACATCACCAGCTATACCCAAGTAGAGGCATTCCAGAAAGAGTACAGCAGAGAGCAACCGTGGGATTTAATCATACTGGACAACATCACTGAGTACCAGAACCTTATTCATAAGGCACTATCTCCAGATGGTCCCGTAGAGATACAGCACTATGGTATCTCCACCGCTAAGATCATGTCCCTAGCTCGACAGTGGCGTCTACTGGCCCACAAGTACAACCTTACCGTTATGCTGCTTGCATGGGAGTTTGCCAGTACTGACAGGGAGCAGAAGAAGGAAGGTGAATACGCGGTTACCCGCCGTAGTGTTGATCTATCCGATAAGCTGGGGCAACGTTTCCCTGGCATTGTAGGTACCGTCATGCACATCACGGTGGAGTCGGACCGTAACCTTACCCGTAAGCTAGCCCTAGGTGGTGCCTCTACCCGTACACAAGCCAAGCTGCGTAGAGATGACAATGATACTGCTGCTTGGACCATTCCTTATGAACTCTTCTACCGCCGCGGTGAACGACCGTTGGTCGATATTATGGCTACGCTAAAGGAAGGAGTACCATTCCCACAAGATAAGTACAAGCGGAGCGCAAATGCCTAGAGCACCGAAACCGACCACAGCGGAACCAATGCAAGATAAGAAAGAGGTAACGAAAGTGGCAACTACCGATACTGGCATCTCGATTGATTTCAGTAACGTTAAGTCCTTCGAGCCCGTTGAGACAGGAACCTATGGTGCAGTCTTCACTGGTAGTAAGGTCCGTGACAACAAGGCTGGTGATGGTAAGGTACTGAACTGTGAGTTTACCATCGAGGGTGAGTCAGACGAGCTAGACGGACGTAAGCTGTTCCGTGGCTTTTCTCTCAAGCCCCAAGCACTGTGGGCACTCAAGGAGTTCCTCATCACCTGTGGAGTGGATGAGGATGAGGTAGCTACTAACACCAGCTTGGATGATCTGGTGGCACAGGCTGACGGTGCCCATGTTCTGCTCAATGTGTCCAAGAATGAGAACTCCACTAAGCCAGGTAAGTACTACAACAATGTGGAGGACATCAAGGCCGAGTAACCGTTACGTAGCTGAGGGGCCTACCCGATTCATGGGTAGGCCCCTTTCCAGCTAACTCTGTAGGGTGGAGTAATGTGGATACTGAATCCTTCCTCAAGACAGTGGTTACGCAGGATGAAGGTTTCTTCTGTATGCCACTTAGTCATGAGGGCCAATGGTTAGAGCTATGGCACCATTGGCCACAAGATATGCCAACCATACTCGAACGAACCAATGAGCTAAAGGATAAATACAATGTACACTTCAGTAGTTACCTATTCAGTGCTGCCCAGTCAGACAAGGAACATGCCCTACCCAGTCGTACCATACAGGCAGACCTTGACAACGCCGACCCATCCACTCTCCCAATCGAACCAACTGTCCTTGTCCAAACTAGCCCTAACAGGTATCACGGCTATTGGGTACTGGACCAACAACTCAAGCCAGAGCATCACGAACGGCTGTCCCGTAAACTAACCTATTCCATACCTTTGTGCGACCGCTCTGGTTGGCCTATAGCCAAGAAGCTACGTATACCAGACACCTACAACTATAAGTACACCGAACGTCCACCAGTAAGTATCGTCCATGTACGTGATGGGCTTATCCCTGCTGATGCCTTTGACCAACTCCCAATGCCACCCAACACAAAGGACACCAATCCGATAGAGGGATGGTTAGAGTTAAGCCAACACACATTTAACATCGGTCCACATGAACTACTGGAAACTATAAAAGGTGTCATTCCCAGTTCAGTCTACAACCAGTACAGCAATGTAGCTCGTGACCGTAGTAGTGCCCTATGGGCATTGATGTGTGCAGCCTTCAGGGTTGGTCTACCACGAGAGGCGGTATTCTGGCTAGCTAAGCACAGTGCCAATAATAAGTTCATCCACCTGAAGTATGGGGCAGACCGTGAGCTAGCTAAAGATGTCATACGTGCTGAAGAAGAAACCCGTAAGGGAACCGCTAACCTATGGGGAGCAATGAACGAGATGCGCCGTAGTCCAGGTAACCACTCAGAAACCATGCAAGGCATGTTTGACCTTACCCTTACCAGCCTGCAAAGTACTGGTACCTTCCTCCATTCCACTGACAATAGACTATGGTACATGGACCGTGAAACAGGGAAACCTATCATCCTTGAAATACGTTCCGACGACTTGGATGCACTACTAGATAAAAGGTTTAAGCTCAATGCAGTGGAGCAAGAGCAACGGTACATTGTCAAAAGCTTAGCCAACTATGCAGCCAACCTGCCAGCTACCTCCATAGCCACTAGTCTGTCATACTACAATGAAGTTATATCAACCCTGTACATCCACACTGGCCGTAAGAATATCATAAAGGTGAAGGCTGATTCCATCAGTGAGGTAGACAATGGTGATGATGGTATTATCTTCCCTTGGGTAACCAACCAGGAAGTTATGGTACCTGATTATAGTCCATTACCTGATGGCAACGATTGGGCCACCACGTTATTCGGAAAGAGTGTAAACAATGTCATCTCCCTACCACGAGACCAAGCAGTGTGCTTGTACCGAGTGTGGTTGTTGTTCCTGTTGTTCCGTCACGCATCGGTTAGCCGACCCATCATTGCCATCTTCGGTCAGCCTGGCTCAGGCAAGTCTACCCTTTTCCGTAAGGTCTACGCACTCTTGTATGGATCGAATCGTTCAGTCGGGGCAGTCACTACGGCAGACAACTTCGACTACTCGGTTGCTAACGACCCTTTCGTGGTGCTTGATAATGTGGATACCTTTGAGCGTTGGCTACCTGATCGCTTGGCCCTCAGTGCCAGCACTAGCGATATTGTTAAGCGTAAACTGTATACTAATAGTGACATTGTTATACTTAGACGGCAAGCACTCGTTGGAGTAACTGCCCATGCCCCTAAGTTTGGTAGAGAAGACGTAGCTGACCGACTCCTCCCCATAACCCTGGAACGCCTTACACACTTCGAGTCAGAAGGTTCCATCATTAGAGAGATCCTATCACTACGTAATAAGCTGTGGGGTTCCATCATTAAGGATTGCCAGACAGTCCTCTCTACATCAATGCCTACCGAGTATCCTCAGTTCCGGGTAGAGGACTTTGCTCACCTAGGCTACTGGATTGCATCAGCCTTGGGTCAAGGCCCCTTGTTCAAGGACATGTTAGCAGCAGTACGTACTAGCCAACGGTCATTTGCTACCGATGAAGACTCCCTTATAGTAGGTGCCATATTTGCCTTCCTTGACAAGTCGAAGAAAAAGGGACAATGGCTATCCCCTGGACAATTATGGTCTGAACTAGAACTGTACAGTGGTGACCCTGTAACTTTCAAGAAGGTCTACCGTAATGCACAAGACTTGGGTAAGAAGCTATGGACACTACAGGATGCTCTACGTGACTTGTTCACCGTGGACCAGAGAATCAACGCATCGAAAGGGGCCAGGGAATGGCTAATAGGTCGTAAGGATGCCACAGACTAAAGACATACGAGTGCAGTCCTACCTAGAACCTACCATATATAAGGAAGTGGAGCAAGAGTGTACCCGTCTAGAAATGACTGAATCACGCTTTGTCAGGATGGTACTGATGAGGTACTTTAAGGAAAAGGGTACCCTGGACAATGCAGCCATAGCAGCTATGACTATAGGAGTGGACTAGTGTGCGTTGATCCGATTGTCTGGTCTGTCATGTGTTTCCTTAGTGGTATGAGTGTACTTGTCTTTGTTGTAGCAATATTTAAGGCCGTGGTACATTGATGTGCATGTCCCCAGTGGCTTTGTCCTAGAGTTCCCTAGGTGTCAGTTCTGCCAAGGGACCAACTACATACAACTCTGCACAGTATGTGGTGTTCTATGTTGTGCAGAGTGTACCATCTACCTCAGTGAGCTAGGTTGTCAACACAAACAGTATATCCCTATGGAGAGTGACCCCCAATGGAGCAGCCAGAGAGCACGGTAGACTTTGAAGTCAGTGTAGACACACGAGACTACCCAGCTTCAATAATTCTTAGGTTAGGGCACGATGTTCTATTCATGCCAGTAGAAAGTGCTAATGATATAGCAATGAGTATACTTACTGTAGTGGCTAGGACACAGGTAGTGAATGATGTATGGAACAGTGATACTATTCTTGGCAGGGACCGTGTAGAGGAATTACTGGAGTGGGTTGAGTAATGCAGTGCTGCCCTAATGAAGTACCTAGCCAAGGTTGTGCTGACTACGGTGTAGTCATCGTAGGCATGGCTCCTGCTCAACAGGAACGTAAAGAGGGACGTCCATTTGTAGGGCAGAATGGTAAGCTACTGGATGCAGTACTCTCATACGTAGGCTGGGGCAGGGACCGTGTATATTGTGCCAACCTTGTCTGTCATCCAGTCAAAGAAAAGGAACCTGATCTACAGCAGTATTCGTCGTGTACCCAACGCCTAGAGCAAGAATTACGTGCTCTACAACCCCGATTGGTAATTCCAGTAGGTAGTATCGCGTGTCAATACTTCACTGGCATGAAGGTAGGTAAGGCCAGGGGAGTACCTGTACTCGATCCGAAGCGTGGTTATTACGTAATGCCTTCCCTACAACCCGTAGCTGCTCTACAGGGTGACCCTTCTATCATTCATCATCTAGTCCGAGACTTTGCTAAAATTCCAACAGTTCTGTCGTGGCCCCAAGATGGTTCTATCAAGGATGTACCATATGACATTGTGTCCACAAAGGAAGAGGCTCAGCAAGTCCTTGATGGGTTGCCAAAGGATAGCATTGTTACTATTGACATTGAAACTGACTCCAAAGTTGTCAACATTATTGATGTATACTCTGATAGATTACTATGTCTTGCAATCACGAGATCCGACCCTAACGGAAATGAGCATACAACTGTATTTCCCAGGGAAGTACTCGACGGACTGTTATGGCCTACGGATGTTCAGTGGTGTGGACAGAATTTCCCCTTCGATAGGAACGGATTACTCAAGTACCTGAACGTTGACATTCCTATCGTTCATGACACGATGCTTATGTCCTATGCCCTCGATGAACGTGGTGGACGTGATGAACAGCATGATACTTATGGTGGTATTCATGGGTTAGGTCCACAAGCAGATGAGTACTGTGGTGCTGAGTTTTACAAGGACAAGATGAAACCAGGCCATAAGGCACCTGCTGAACTACCACAGGACCAACTGTATCGGTACAATGCCCATGATGCAGGATACACCTACCGACTAGCTAATCGGTACATACCCCAACTGCACAGCGACGGTGTATACCCATTGTACCATGATCGTCTCATGCCCCTCGATAGAGCTATGGCTGAGATCAACTACCAGGGGGTAAACATTGACCGTAAGCGACTACAGGACTTAGTACTGGACTGGGGACCACGCTTCCTTGAGGGAGAAGAACGTCTCATTGACTTAGCACAAGAGTATGGCTTCCCTGGACGAATCAACCTTAATAGCCATCCCCAACTGTCCAGGTTCCTGTACGACATCCTAGGTCTAGAAGGTGGCCCTAGTACAGCGAAGGATGTCATCATTGACCTAGAACATCCTTTCATTGATGCCTTGCTGCTGCACAAGAAGCTCGATCATATATGGAAGCATTACATTATTCCTGGCGTTCGGTCCATAAAGTTTGATGGTAGGGTACACCCCAATACCCTTATTCATGGTACTACCTCTGGTAGATTTGCCTATGTAGATCCACCGTTACAGACGCTACCACAGAAGTATTCGGTAGGTGAGTATGCGGAAATTCGTTCCATATATGTTCCCGATAGCTCCGAGTACTATATCGCAGAGTTCGACTATGCACAGATTGAGGTATGGATTGCAGCAGGTTTATCACAAGATCAACATATGCTGGAAGCTCTTGCAAGTGGCGATTATCATAGCGCAACTGCTCGTGACATTATGGGAGTTGCGATTGATGATATGGACCGCGACAGTCGTTACGTGGTTAGACAGAATGCTAAGAAGGTTGGGTTTGGGGTCATCTATGACATTGGGGCAGTTACTCTTTCCAAGCCTAGAACAGGAATTAACTCGACTGTTCGAGAGGCACAACAGATTATCGACAGCTTCTATGAAGTTAATCACCAGTACAAACAATGGACTGAAGACATCGTAACAGAGGCTAGGACAAAGGGCCAACTAATTACTCCCTTTGGTCGTCACCGTCGCTTCCGTCTGTTTATCGACCAAAAGCAAAAACGGCAAGCTATTAACTTCCCTGTCCAGTCCATCGCTAATGACTATACCCTGTCCGCCCTACTAGAGCTACACTTCGGTATGACACTGGCTGAAATTGCAGCAGGCCACGTACGGCCCCGTATAACTCATCTCCAGTCCTTGGGGGCTCGTATCATGTGGGGTGTCCATGACTCTATCGTCCTACAGATCCGTAAGGACCGTGCCCAAGAAACCATCGACTACGTAAAGGGAGTCATGGAGCAGCAATGGCTCCCTGATATGCCTCATGGTACCGTCGAAGCTAAGGTCGGTGATAACCTCTATGATGTAAAGGAATGGGCAGCATGACTATTATTGGTACAAAACAACCTAGTAATTTAGATATAGAACCAACAGTTGTTTATGAGTGTGACGCCCCAAATTGCCATAATACAATAGAAACCACAATATATGCAAGTATCACAGCCAATAATTGGGGAGTGCTTGATGGTAAACATTACTGTCCAATTCATAATCATGCTGAATCAATAGGAAGAGTCCCATTAGAAATGGAAGAGGGGTTACAAACTCATATTGATGTAGCATTCCACCGTCTGGACCCACAAGCTATGCTTATCTTAGGTGAGGTTCTAGGGTTTGGAGAAGCTAAGTACCAATACAAAGATGTTCCCATTGGTCAAGAGAATTGGCGTAAGATTAGTCACCTAGATCATCTAAACCATGCTTTGAACCACATCTTCCATTACATGTTAGAGCTACAGAATGGCCCTGACCCTGACGACGATGAAGCAGGGCAACACCTAGACCATGCACTATGCAGACTGATGTTTGCTAAGGGAGTCCCGTATGGCACTGAAACACGGTGACCTTAAATGTAGTGAACAGAACTGTAATCAGGACGCAGAGTTCTACGTATGGTTCGTAAACTATGGTGGCTTGTACAGTTACCGCTGTAAAGCCCACCTAGTATACCTATTGCAAACCTCACCCTATCCAATCCAACAGGTGCAACGAATTGATTATAGCGATTGATCCAGGGAAGACTACAGGGATAGCAGTCTATGATGGGACAACCCTGGCTACTGAAGTACTCCTGTCACAGATAGCAGTATGGGACCGTGTAGCACCAGACTCCGTAGATACCGTGGTTATAGAGAGGTTCTCCACTGCGGACTACTTGTCCAAGTATGGCCTATTGACCATAGAAATAGTAGGGGGTGTAAAAGCCATCTGTCATCAGTCAGATAAGACCCTAATAGTCCATAGCCCACAGAACCGTTACTCGATGCAAGAGAAGGCCCACACCCATCTGAAAGGAAAGAACGTGCCATTTATGATACACGAAGAAGATGCCCTAGCTCATATGCTGTACTACTTAGCGACGGGGAAATAGATGTCAGTGCGCCACCAAGTCCGTCTCTATGACACTAGTGGTGTCCAATTAGCCATCTTCGATACATGGCGTTCCCTGACGGTCAACAAGAAGGTCAATGCCTTCGGTGACCATACCTTTAAGCTAGACAAACGTCTGGACAACCGTTGGCAACTGTTTGGGCTGGACTGCTTTGTAGAGGTAATGCGACAGGACCAGGCCAACGGTATCGGCTGGACCCAAGAGTACCTAGGCTTTCACCGTACACCACAACACTCATTAACTGAGACAGGTAACCGTATCTTCACCAGCTACGGTCGTTCACTGGAAGATATACTCAACCGTCACTCTGTAGCCTATCAGTCCTTTGCAGCTACCAACGCACCCTACTTCTATGCCAACAAGACAGGTCCAGCCGACAATGTGATGAAGGCATTTGTACGAGACAACTTTGGTCCAGGTGCCAACAATAGCAGTCGGTTACGAGATGGTAGTCGTATAGCTATCACGGTACCTGATGACACGAGTCAAGCTCCTACATGGCAGGGTGAGCGTGCCTACCGTAAAGTGTATGATGTCATAACTGAAATATCACAAGCAGCAGCCGTGGACTTCTCCATTGAAATGTTATCCATGTCACCACCTACTTTTATCTTCCACACCTTCTATCCATTACGTGGTACAGATCGTTCCCTACTGAACCCACCCACAATACTGTCTGATGAACGACAGAACGTAAAGTCTATACTACTAGTCGTACTGATGAAGCAAACATCGCTATCATCGTAGGCTCAGTACAGAACTACATACCAGACCCCAACCCTAATCAACCTGGTAAGGTAGTTGGCCATAGAGTAGTATTTACTGGTACCTCACATGGAGTTTTTGATTCACCGTGGAATGACATTGAAATAGTACGTGATGCCCGTAACGATGAGACAACTCAAGCCTTGTCCAACATAGCCGATCAAGCCTATGCAACCTTGGGGGCACATGAGTCATTTGTAGTTACTCCACTCAACTACAGTAATGCACAGTATGGGAAACACTTCTTCCTCGGAGATAAACTCATAGTCTCGATGGACGGTACACAACGCATTAAAAGGGTAGTAGGGGTTTCTATCAATAGTGGTGGTGACTCAGATTCAGGGGGTAATATGGGGGAAACTCTAAGTATAGAGCTAGGAGATGTGGTGGCTACCTTTACTGGTAACCCCATCATGGATGCCTTCAGGAATATCTCTACCAGAATAGATACTCTAGAGCATCAAGGGAACCTTTGATGAAGACGACCGACAGTGGGGTGAAGTATTTCCAATCACCAGAGGTAGCTCTGATAGGTAAGACCCAAGAACAGACACAGACTACCCGTATCAGTCAATTCATGCGGGAGTGGGACCCAAGCTGGACATCATATGCAATAGAAAATCGTACTGGTCTAACTGATCCAGAACTATTGACTAAGTTCGCTGGACAGATAGACTACCTTTCCTTCGCCCCTGGAGCACATACACCACATAGTAAGGCTGATCTATACTTCGAGCGCATCCGTAATGAGGGTCATGGCTCAGTCCTAGAGCACGCTTATTTCTCATTCTTGTGCTGGGGTATATCACGGTCCTGTACCCATGAAATAGTACGGCACCGTGCTGGGTTCTCCTACAGTCAGGTCTCTCAACGTTACGTAGCCAAGGTACGGTTCGTTGAACGTCTAGAGTATCAACAGCACAACAACCTACATAGTGCCTTTGTCAAGCGGATTGATACAACCTATACCCAGTATGAAGCACTACTCCATGACGTAGGTATTGCGATGCCAAAGGATGACAATGAACCTATCACTGAGTACAGGAAAAAGATCCGCCAAGTAGCTCGTTCCATCCTCCCTAATGAGACAGAGGCACCTATTATCATTACGGCCAACGTACGTGCTTGGAGACACTTTATAGAAATGAGGGCCAATCAACATGCTGAGGTAGAGATCCGTCGTCTAGCAATGGAAATCTACTACAACCTCGTAGCAGAGGTACCCCTGTTGATGGCTGACTATGAACCTATCCTGTTGCCTGATGGTACACAGGCAGTGTACACAGAAACGAGGAAAGTATGAACCTACAACAGATTCAAGCAGAACAAAAGGTATGGCGAGAGCGTAACTTCCCAACCAGTACAGAACTATGGGTACCAGCAATGGGAGTTGCAGAAGAGATTGGAGAAGCATACTTAGCCTTAGCAATGTATGTTGGTCATGAAGAATGGCGTGATATTCCAGGATTTGAGACTGTATATCAAATATCCAGCCTAGGTAGGGTGAAACGGATAAAGGGTGGACAAGGATCAGTTCCAGGTAGAATACTAAAAGGCAGTATAAATAAAGATGGTTATATAGGTGTAAATCTTTATTTAGGTGCTGCAGGATGGAAGATGTACTACGGGGTACATCAATTAGTAGCTATGGCATTTATTGGACCATGCCCTAGCTATTATGAAGTTAACCATAAAGACGAAAACAAACTACATAACTACCCGTATAATCTAGAATACGTAAGTCACCAAGATAATATACGACATTCAATAGCTCTTAGCCACCCTTGGGGATTTCACCCTGAATTAACCATTGAAATTGTAACAGAAATAAGACTCTTACTTAAACAAGGAATTAGTAATAAAGAAATAGCTAAACACTTTGATATTGACCCGTCTACAGTATCTCGTATTAAAACAGGAGACCACTACTACAATCCTAATGAACCAGATAGAGAATTAGTTATCAAGTCGGGTGTAGTAGCTGCTGGAGAACTTTGCCACTCAATACTAAAAATGATTCAGGGTATACGAGGTACAGAGGAAGAGCACTTAGAAGCAATAAAGGATGCTATAGGTGACATATCTATCTACCTAATAGATATGTGTAACATGCTCAACATAGACTTCGAGTCAGTCATTCAAGAGACATGGAAAGTTGTCAGAGAAAGAGATTGGCAGAAGTACCCCAAGAATGGGAGAACAGAATGACTGAAATAGATACTAAGAGAACTAAGATCCGTATGACAGTCAATCATAACACTGATAAAGTAATGCTATCAATGGCCAAAGGTACTCAGTCAATGAACTTGGAACTATCAGTCAATGATGCACAGAGACTAGCTAATAAGATCAAAGAGATATGTGACCCTGAGTCTCGATTGGAGCTAGAGTTGTGACCCGTCCTTCATTCGATGACATAGCTTTCCAGCTTACCGAGGTAATTGCACAGCGTTCTACTTGCCCACGATTACATGTAGCAGCAGTTATCATGACACCAGACAATAGGTTCGTATCAGGTGGGTACAATGGGTCATTGCCTGGACAACCTCACTGTGATGAACAATTATGTGTAGAGTGTAGTGGTACTGGGGAAATAATAGTTGATGGTTCGTTTAACCCATTAACTCTTGACTGTGATATATGTAACGGTACTGGTTTAGTAGGTAATGGTTGTATAATGGAAAGTGGGCATTGCATCCGTACCGTCCATAGTGAAGCCAACGCTATAGCATATGCAGCCAAGTACGGTGTTTCCGTAAATGGCTGCAAGATGTATGTCCTAGCACAACCTTGCATCAGTTGTGCTAAACTAGTCATTTCTAGTGGTATAACTGAGATCATCTATCGAGACAAGTATCGAGACGATGAAGACAAGGTGCAACAACTCTTTCGTAGCAGTAATCTAATGGTGAGGTACTATGCTCAGTCTCAGACTCCGTAAGTCAGATAGAGGTGATGGTACTTACCAACTGTCTTTCATGCGGTTTGATAAGCGTAATGTACCAGGAGTTAGGGCATATATCTTCTTAGAACCAGATGAGTTAGCTCAACTCAGTTACTACATTCAACAGCTTGAGTCAGAAGTAGATGCCCTGGAGCATCACAGTGTACCGTTCCTAGAGGAGCGTATAGACACTATCAAACACTGATTGATCTAAGGGGGAGGAAGTCCATTGATGGCCCACTGCCACAGTCCACCCACCGTATAGAGTCACATCACTAAGGGTAGCCAGTCCATTATACTCAGCAGTCCACAAAGGGCACGCATTGATTACAGGGTCTATTGGGTTTCGTAACAGTGACCATACCCACGGTCCAGTATAGATACCAGGACTAATCCCTCCCCGCCTAACCAACTCAATACATTGTTTTATTTGCTCGGTGGAAGGTAGATTACTGTTGGTCTGATAGGGTTCAATGTCAATCCATAGTACAGGTACCGTTACTCCAGCCGTAGCGAGGAACTCATACCAGTCAGCTACTTGATCGTCAATAGGTTCATCACGGTACAGCCAACCGTAACCCCCCAACGATTTACCTACGGACAATACATGTGCTGTCTGTTCATAGGCAATGTCCCAAAGTGACTGTGGTTCAGCGTGCTGTGGGATACGCACAATAACGTGGTCAGGGTTTAGCTGGTCAATCAGTGCCTTATAGCTATTAGACTGATGGTTACTAATGTCTAATGCCGACACCTCCCTACTAACAGGGGGTGTCGGTATTATTTTGGGAAGGACAGTTCCTTTTCTTCTACAAACCAAGCCTCATCTAACTCAGGGTACACCTTCATGATACCACCATAAAATCCACACTCTACCAGTCCATCAGGGTTAGTGTATTCAGCAGTCAGGGGTGGTCCTGGATCGTAGTTGTGCATTTCCTTGAGGGTCTTGACACGCTTAGCAATTGCAGGGTGCATTACGGCACGAACTCCCGAACAATGTACACGAGTAAGGCTACAGCGATGAGTATGGTGGCACTGACCACTGCACTAACTGGCGGGATTAACGATAGTATTACTAACAGTAGGGCTAGGATCACTAGAGCTGGCTTGAACGACATTGGTAACACTCCCACTTGCTTTATTGTAGGCATTCTCTGCCGTCTTGGTACCGAACCAGAAACCAATAACCATCGTGACAACTGGGATCAACTGGTCAGTCGTAATCTGTACCTGACTCCTCGCTGCCAAGTAACATAAAGTACCCACTAACATGATCGTTACTATAGGTCGGGTGAGGGTGCTTACGGTATCAGCTATTGTCTGCAACACTTCTCAATGTACCTTCTGTAGTATTGTTCATCCTATTATTGTCATAGTAATCCCAGATACCATTAATCAATAGAACAGCCTCTATAGTAATAAACAAGATGGAACCTATTGTATCAGTTGTGTTGTACTCCTTGTCTATAGGTGGTATAGTCATGGACACTATTCCAATGGAGGCCATTCCTAGTTGAGCTACCGCATACAGTATTTGCCTACGTACATTGGAATTAGCTAGCAGTCGTACACGCACTGTATCCGCCTTGTATTTCTCTGCTACTTTTAGGTCAATGTACCGTATTACAGCTAACCCAACATGAACTCCTACTCCTATAAAGCCTACCAGTGTCCATATTATTTCAGGCAGGCTTATCGTGTCTGTCATCAGTCCAGTCCCTAGTACGTAATTTAGCCTCTAAAACCATATTCTCTATCCTACGTAACTCCTCCGTAAACACCACTTTCTTCTGTGCAATATCCTCATCATGCTCCTCTGGTTCTTTATACCCGAACAACTTTTTTACTGTGTCCAATATCATGCTCTTTCGATCCGCTGTGCGGTTGAACGTAGCTCGTTCAACAGGTCAAAGTATAGTTTCTCGTACTTATCAGCACGAGTCTTCTCCTGCTCTGCTACCCATCCTGGCACAAACCATTTCTTAGAGATGATAAGTGCAATAAATCCTCCACCACCTAAGTTTAGGGCTTTACTAAGTGTATCAATATCTAATGGCAACTACTCCACCTTAGTTATAGTCCAGAAGTCACTAGCTAATCCAACACCGAAGTAAGCCTCTGGCATAACAAAGTAACCACCCAAGCCCCATTCAGTCCCCCATGAATTACGGCATATTATTACCTTATGGGCTGCATCATATCCAACAGCCAGTACTGCATGTCCACCAGCTACTTGTTCACTGGAGTGTGGCATGGGAACTACACCCGTATGAGCTACCACATCTGACATGAAGCTCTCATACACAGTGAACCCAAACACCACCGGGTAATTAGCAGCTAGTGCAATGTGCAACCCATTAACAGTATTAGCTACCTTACGATACACATATGCCTTTTCACCGAGGGCATCCTTGTACACACCGCTAGGTGGCTTGTCGGTGAAGTGATCTATCAGGTATGGCCACTCCTGTTCAGGTGGAACACCTTGCTTGGCTACTGACTTAATACCATCACGTATCATGGCACCGCTATCATAGTCAACTGAGTGTTCCATGACACGTTCATTGTAGTAGATGAACAACCTACTCACTGGACCGTAGGGCTTACCCTGCTTTATTAGATCAAACTCTATAGCACCAGCTATGGCATTTGCAGTACAGCTACCAAGCTGACCCTGGTCAACCACTGGTGAGCACTGTGCTCGTAGGTCTACACTAGGTGGTAAGTGTGACACCGTAGCAGCAAACTGGTAGTCCCGCATATCAGGTAGATCAGGTACCCAACCAAACTTAGGCGACATTTATAGACTCCCTTACAGACTCTTGTTCTAAGAGTTTAGTTCTGGTAGAGTTGTGCTTGGGACATATCATAACGATACTGGTACCATCCATACATACCAGCACGATACAGTTACACTCCAGTGAGAGTACCGTTTGTCGTGGTTCCATTAGTACAACCTACGTGCATGGAGCACTGCTCCAGCAAAGCGGTAGATATTACCACCAACCCCTGCGTACTGCATGAGTAAGGTAGTGGCACCGCTAACTATTACATAACCTTCTACGATGACACCCATATTAGCTGAACCAGCTAGTGCTTCAGCAAAGGGACCATTAGTATCATACCGAGTAATAGCCTTACTAAAGTCAGTTGTATCAGGCCCAACTGTCGTATAGTGTAAGGCAGTTGCTAAAGCACTATATGGATTTACTGTAAAAGAAGTACCAGTATTCAATTGGAATGGTCCCATAAAGGTAAACCGATAAGTACCAGCCGCAGGCAGTGTTACAACTAAGTCAGGGTCATTTATACCACCAGTACCAGCTAGTATGTTGTTTGCTGAAACTGCTTGAGGATCTGCCACAAGAGGGTGTTGATGTGCTCCATCACTAAGGGCACCGCTAGCACCAGCAGTACCAGCAGCCCCAGGAACCACACTAGTAACAGTACCGCTAAAACTAGGAGTACCGCTGATCTGACTGTAGGCATGTTTAGTCCCACTCTCAGAACCTTGATTACCATGATAAGGTAAGTAATTACGACTGTCAGTTACAGTAATCACATCACCAGTAGTAATACTTACCTGGCATATTTCATAGTCCCATGTAGAACCAACCGTCTGTGTATAGGCTGGGGTACCAGCACCTATAGCTGGCGCACCCGCACCCTCTACACCAGCAATACGAGTAAGCCGTACTGTCTGTGTTGTGCCCCATGTTTTACGGAGTACAATACGATCTACCCGTGTAGCTCCGGTAGGGTGTGATATAGCAATAGGTACGGGGGCATCGTTCAAGTACCAACTACCATAGACTAAGGCAAGCCCAGTATTTACAGTTACCTGTAATACACCTATACTGAGTGCCAGGCCATTCATAGCGGTACCGTGGAAAGTTGTTACATCCCGTAGGATACCACCCTTAGCAGCTAATGCCTCAGCACCAGCTATAGCACTGAACATTTCAGCTACTTCAGTGCCAAAGTCATAAGGGGCACCGTATGTGGCATCCGCTGCATCCCCTACACTAGTCCCATCCCAAAACTTGCTATGTTCAGTCACCGTGTACCCCCTACCTAGATACCCATGTACCTGTCATACCAGTACACGGTTGGTAATGTTGCTAGTGAGACCCCTGACCCAACTACTCGTAATACATTGACACCATCGTTATTCTCTGTTAAGTGAAAGGATGCTAAGTCACTATCCCTGGTTACATAGCCAATTAGATCAGTACCATCATCCAGGGTTACGGTCTTGGCACCTTGCACAAGGGAAATAGTCATAGTCCGTCCAGCAGGTACCGCATGGGCTACCGTAATGGACTCACCCGTTGTCTGGTTCAACAGGGTCATGGCTAGGAAAGGCCCAACCACTGTGAATGAGGGATAACTCTTATAGGTTCCCTGATACCCAATAGTAATGGTACTGTCCAATGAGTTACCTGTCAATGGTCCAGTTACAGGACCGACCAGGTTTGGCCCCTGTCCAGCGAAGGCTTGACTATGTTGAGTGGGGTTCTGGTAAATAGGGTCAAGTCCTTGGAAGCGTAGTACTTCCTGGTAAGACCATTCCTGCCAATCAGTACCTCGTGGAGCGAAGTTAGGCCCCTGGATAGGAATAGCGTACAAGTCCCGTACAGCACCACTAGTCAAGTACTTACGCAACCTACCACACTGCTGAGCACCTTCAACCAACTGTAGATGAGGGTTGAGCACTCCAACAAGGTACTGTCGTCCTGCATCATACGCCTGTCTACTGGAGTAATTATGCCGTACCACAAGCTGCACTATTCTTGGTTGGAGGAACTCATCAATAAGGGTAGCACCGTCTTGGAATGGACCACGCTGTGTGAGGTAGTTTATAGGCGGTAATCCTTCACCCTCACTGCTGAGCACAAAGCGGGACTGTGGGACATCCAATGGATACTCTACATTCGATGGGGTTATCCATGAGTAACGTTCCCGACCATTAGTTACTATAGGTGGACAAACGTTAAGGCTAGGTGGAGTAATAATATCAGTGTTTACAAAGTTAGATGTCTGCATGAAAGTATTGGGGCTTCTAGTCTGCTCACCAAACCTAACAGTATTTCCTGCTATAGTAGAATCCAACTGGAATGCTATTTGTACACACAGGTATTCATTATTAAGGTTGATTTGTGGCATAGTAGCACTAACCACAGAAACACCTAGGGAGTTATACCCTGATACAGCAACAGTGCCATTATAGGAGCCTGTACCTAGTAAAGTACCATGATTATCAAAAGCACCACCAGCGTTACTAGCAGCACTGGTCTTGTAGAACCTTACTCGTAGATGCCAACTTACAGGTTCACTGGGGGGTGGGTTAGCACCTGTATTGAACAGTAGCGCACCCATCTGGAAGGTCCACGTACCAGCTTCCAGCTTACCTTTATAGGGTACTTGACTTATATAAGTATCTGAGCTGTTTTGTCCACCTTCAACATCAGGATACACAACTCCATTACTGAAGTTGAAGAGAAATATTGGAGCACCAGCACCTACTGTATTAGTATTAGTAATCTGATGGAGTGGAGCGGGGTTTGTTGGTACTGGTGTATTACCAGTCATCATAAACAATCCCGCTGGATTAGCACCATCAAGCCATAATTTTAGGGGAGCACCAGCCATCTTCTCATTACCTCTGGGTGATGGCGCTAAGAGCACTAAGATCGAGACCGATACTAGCAGGACTCTGAGTATCTGCATAACTCGCATTCACCTGATAAGTTGTGTTATTCTGGACAGTTACACTACTCGCTGAAGGAGCTACTACCTGACTACTGGTTAACTGTGGTGGACCCCCACCTATACCACCACCAACCCCTGTCGGTGGGACATAATGATCTGACGGGTTAGTTGAAGGTATACTATTAAGATTAGGTGGACTCTTAGTGGGGGCAGTGGGAGTTGCTCCAGGGACACTGTTTACTGCATTGGTTATTGCTTCTGCCGCGGTCTGTGCTGCCTGAGCGAGTGTAGTCATACCATCAGTGTAGGTAACTATAGCATCAGACATACTATCAATTACTAGACCGCTCACTGACACAGCCTCTCTCGTCCCTACTGCTAGCCCAAGGGCATCCCTGGCTTGTTCAGCAGAACTCTGGACAATACCCATTTGTTCCGTTAGGTTACCTACTATCTCATCCATGATAGGCTGCATGGCATCACCACCAGCCTTGATGATGTCAGGTACCTTATCTGCTATCTTGTTCTGTGCAGCTTCCAGAGTCTTGTCTAATCCAGCTAGTACAGTATGAGCATCTTCAGCGGCCTTGTCCTTAATAGCTTGCTGCTTTTCGTCATACTCACGCTTGGCCACAGCAAGGGAATCAGCACGGTCCTTAGCGATCTTATCCTTACGTCGCTTGATACCTTCATCTTCTATCTGGTCTTCTAACTTCTGCTGTTCTTGTTTCTGTTGTGCAGCAAAGTTTACATCGTCTATAGTATCAGTACGACGACGTGCCCTATCATAAGTGGTACGTGACTGCTGTAGTGCAAGTGCCTTGTCATCTTCACCTTGCTTGTAATCTATAGCTGCTTGCTGCTGCTCTCGTTCATAACGAGTATCTTCATCCTGACGACCACGACTACGGGCAGTAACCAAGTCTTCAGTAGCACGTTGACGGGCAAGACGGGCCTTTTCTACTTCATCAGTAGAGATAGCCTTACTAAACCCACCCTGTGACTGGATTTTACGTATATCATCTGCTGTCTGTCGGACACCAGGCTTATTACGTAATTCTTCTAGTTTCTGCTGACGCTTCTCTTCATCGTCTAACTTACGCTTGAAGGCAGTATCTTCATCCTCTCGCTCACGGCTACGTCGAGTGGCTGCATTCTGCTGACTAAGAGCAAACTGCCTATCAAGGATGTCTTGTACTTGCTTATCTTTACGGTCCTGTGCAGCACGCTCATCAGACAGGGCGTTATCTCTATCTTCACGCTCAAACTGACGGATACGGGCTCGGTTGTCTAGTACCTTTTGTAAGTCTTCCTTACGGGCACGGTCTCTACGGCTAATATCAGTATTAGTGTCTATTTCACTAATCTGTTCCTTAGCCTTATCCTTTATCTGGCTGGCTTTCTCATAGTACTCACGAGTAGCGGTGGCAGCACTGTCAGCAGCCTTACGAGCAATATCTTCTAGCTTCTGTATTGCATCAAGGCCAGCAGTCTGTATGGTACGGGCTAAATCATCAGCAAACTCTGCTGCTTGATCGAGTGCCTTATTATAGGCATCCTCTGGTCCAGCACCAGCACCACGCCCTGCACCTTTACCACCCTTACCGCCACCGCCACCACCAGGCTTAACAGGGTAGTCACCTGGCTCAGTATGGTCAGGTTTATTGATATTATTGATATGTTCTCTAGCTTTATCCGCTGATGCCCCAATAGCATCCAGTATAGTACGAAGACGCCCTGAAAGACTCTCAGTATCACGAGTAACTTGTGGTACATTAATAGTACCTAGTGCATCTATAGCAGAATGAGCTTTACCTGCTGCATCACCTATACCTTTGAAAGTTTCAACTACAGCGTGTGCAACAGCAAAATATCCAACTGGACTAAGTTTAACTAATGCATTACCAGCTATCCCTAATTTCTCAGCTATTTCCCCACCAAGACTAGATATAGCTTGTAATAGATCATTGACACGATCAATAATCCAGTTTATAGCATCTCCGGCTGCATTAGCTACTGCTGTCCAACCAGATGCCCAGCTAGGGGCTACGGAACTAGGTGCATTACCAACTGCTTCCATTGGGGCATCTAACCCAGTCATAGCATCAGCAGTATTCTCTACACCTTGTCCTGTAACATTAGTTATATCATCCCAACCCTCAGCCTGAGCTTTAATCTCTGAATTAACATTGTCAACTAACCCTTGAGCTTCTGCATCTGCTATATCTAATACATTAGAAGCACTGTCACCATAACTTTTAGTAGTCTCATCCAAAGATTGCGTTACTGCATCTTGAACTTGATTTATTACATCAACTATACCGACATTACTCTCATTAATTACATCATTAGCGGTTACTACACCATCAGCTACGGTGGCGTAATTATCTACTATACTATTAAGATCATCAGAGGCAGAACTAGCAGCAGTATCCAATGAACCAATAAAAGCATCAGTACTCTTAGTGATACCTGTGAGGTCCAGTGCTGCTGCACTATTAAGAAAAGCGTCATTCAATCCTAACCATTTGAAAATAACTGGGTCTATAGCAGAGCCTATTTGACGCAATATATCTAAGACAATAAACATAGGAACTACTACAGCAACGAACCCTACTGCAACAGATCCTATAAGTACATCAGCTAACCCTTTCAGTACATTCTTAAATTCATCTGCTATGTCCTTATCGGTTTGTATTTTGATAATAAAGTCCGCGGCTGCATTAATAGCTCCAGCTATTACAGATCCTATAACTCTTACTGCTGAAGATAATTTATCGAAGTTACCTGCCAATTCGCTTACAGTATGTTGGGCCTGTTCAAACGATACTATCTTATCTACAGCAGCTATTATAGCCGGAATAATTTCGTCCATAATAGCTGCTCGTACATTACGGGCAAAATTAAGTAATGATACAAAGAATTGGAATGATTGTGGTGAAGCTATTTCAGCTAATTTATCCTGTAGTACACCAAAGCCTTCATTAGTAGCTATAGCAACTATAGCTTGACCTAGCAAACGGACTGCATCTATAGGTATAGCACGAACAAACTCTAGACCCTTGTTTACTACTTCACTGAAGGCACTGACCAATGGCCCAGCCATATTGATAGCAAGGGCTTGTACACTGTTCTGGAGAATTTCCATACGGGCATTCAAAGGCAGCAGTAGGATATTAGCCATATCTACTGCGGTCACGCCTTGCATAGATGCTTTCATAGCATCGAAGGCTTGAACACCCTGGTTAGTGATAATGTTAGCTGCTAGTGCTGCACGACTACCAAAGATGACTGCTAGGGCATGCTTCTGTTCCTCTTCAGTAACCTTACCAGTGGCGAGTGCATCTTCACCAAAGGCACGGTTCATGTCAATGACTAAATCTCTAAACGGACGTAGGTTATGCTCACCATCAAACAGTGATACCTTGAAGTGGTCTAGTTCCTTAGCAGCATTCTGTGAAGGCTTCTCCAGGTCAAGGATAACTTGCTTGAAGGAAGTACCGGCAATAGAGGCAGACTCACCAGCATTAGACAGAATAGCAAGTACAGCGCCTAGATCCTCTACCGAAATCTTAGTGCTAGCGGCCACTGGGCCAGCTTGCCGCCAGGCCACCAACATATCATTGAAGGATAGTCGGCTTAGTTGTGCAGAAGCAGTAATAACATCAGCAGCCCTACCGAATGAGACAGTAGGTGTAAGTGCCCCATTGATAACACTAGTGTATGACCCAACTACTCCAGTGAGGGACTTAGCTGCATCAGCGAGGTTAACCTCACCATTAGCAGCAGTAGTAAGAGCAATGGTTGCATCGAGGGCACCACGGTCAATAATGTCAAAGGTACTTTGTCCAGCCCTACCTAACTCGTTAACTGCTTCAGCCGCCTTGGGCATACCAAAGATGGTAGTCTCAGCTACAGCAGTAATCTTATCGTTGAGACGTTCCAAGTCTCCAATAGGAGCACCTGTTAATGCCTCAAAGAATGCAAGTGACTGTTGGTAACCTGCCGCACTTTTAATGGCTGTATCAGCCGCAGCTACCCCTTGATCTATTAGTGCCTTAGTTATATTGACTACGGTGCCAATAACTGCTTGGCCAGCAGAAATGATGTTCTGGTAAGCACCGATCAGTGAGCCAATGCCTGCCAGTACAACACCGATAGTAGCACCCAAGGCAAGGCCAGCCCTACCCCCTCTATCAAAGGATGCAGCCATTGTACCGATGTTGAATATAGTATTAAGAGCACCTACATTGAGTAGGTTGTTCGCACTGACCAGAGCAGTAATTGCTCGTACAAAGTTAAGGGAGCCACCACTAGCCTGATTAAGTTGTGGGTGTAGTTGTTCAGCACGAGCCGTTAGTTGAGCTACAGCATCAGCTTCTTGTATTGCTGACTGACGTATAGAAGCAGCCTGTAGGTCTCGTTCTGCTTGTGCTAATAACTCAAGTTGCTTAGAGGCAGCACTAGCTCTGGTAGCTAGCTCATTGACTTGAGTAGCTTCACGCTCAGCACTAGCCTTCTGTGCCGCAGTATCAAGGTCTCGCTGTGCCTGAGCAAGTTTCTCTAACTGAGCAGCACCCTCTTGTGCCTTACTCGTTAGATTGGCTATTTGCTCCGCTTCAGTCTGGATGGAGACTCTACGAGTAACAGCGTCTAGGTCAGTCTGTGCCTTAACTACATTGGTAAGCCCTAATGCTACTTCTTTCGCACGGGTTATTAAGACATCAGTAGCCGCTGTCTCTTGCTGTAAAGCCTGCGTCGTGCGTGCAACGTTCAGGGCTTCTTGGGCAGCGGCTTGACCCTCTGCTAGTCTACCTGCGGCTAGCTCTTTCTCTAGCGCAACCAGTAGTTCTAGGTGAGCTTCTTCTGCTTGACTGGTTTGTGGATTTATTACTGTTGCTTGCTGTGGCTCACCACCAGAGAATCTACCTCTAGCATCCCTGTTGGGTAGAGAGACAATCTTACTATTAGCCTGAACTATACGTTCAGCATCAGCTTCTATCTCAGTAGCTAGGGTATCAGCCGCAGCACCAATAGTCTTGAGATCATTCCCATATTTATCTACAAGGCCAGTACCACTACTAATGATACGCTGAGTAGCTTCAGTAATACGATTAGTGGAGGCATCAAAGGTACTGGACGAACGAGTACTAAGGCCAGCTAGCTCTACGAGCCCTGTGCCTAGTTTTGTTAGTCCACTGGTAGCAGCAGCAATATTAGTGAGAAATTCACTAATACCCTGTAGTACTAACTCAGCGCCAGCCTGTGGTAGATCATTGTTCGCCACGGCTTTGTTCCATGTACTTGTTTACAGCTTGCTGGACGTGACGCTCTATCATGTTGTGCATACGGTACTGTGCTATACAGTACACACGCTCAACATGAGATAACTCGAACCACTGGTCCCAGTTATAGTTACCGAAGATACACGCTTCAAGCTGTTCATACAGAGGAACAAAACCAGGGATAAACTGTTCTACACCTATACCAGTATCAATCTTCGATGGGATCAGGTGCTCCGTTATCGGAACTCCATGTCTCGTCACCTGGAAATGATTCTATAGCTTCGCTAACCTCCTGCTCACCAGCAAAGCCACTGTACCGTGCAACGGCACTAACTAGCTCACCAACCTCTTCATGTCCAAGGACATACAACTTGGTCCACAGTACATAACGGGCTAGTCGCTTTGTAGTGGGTGGTACCTCTATACCAGCAAATTCCAGTGCCTCTTCCCAAGCAGTACCATCTACGTAGTCAACACCCTCTGGCACCCATTCACGCTGAGTGTAGGTACCCAGTCCAATGACAATGTTCGCAGTGGTCAGTGACTCAAGTACCCGTGCCTCATCCCAAGCGTGTAGGTAAGTAGGGTCACTGGGGTTTTCTTCCCAACGGTCATCTTCCTTAATATAAACCTTGGGAACCTCTGGCCACTTGATCTTACCCTTAGCCTCTTGAATGATAAGAACATTCATCTTCTGGATCTTGAACTTTACACCCTTCTCACAGACAAACACATTATCCTTCTCTGTGACATGGTGATTAGTCTCTACACGGGACAGTACTTCTAGCTCATCATTAACAGTATTAGCTGATGGCAACGACTGAAAATCCATATCACCCTCTTAGGGCAGGGCCACACTGGACCCTGCCCTCTTCACTTGTGTTACGCTGCACCCTTCACGAGGAACCCATCAGTACCGTTACTTGCTAGACCACCTCCAATGACTACGTTAGGATCACAAGAATCTAGAGCTTCTATCTTGTTGTTGTTCACTAGAGTCACACCGCTCTCAGGGGCTACGTACCAGGAGTGACCACCATCAATGGTCCGCAGGATACGACCCCGTGGAGCAGCAGTAGTATGTGCCATGAAACCGACACTGTTAGTAGCGAAGTTGAGGTCATAGACATGACCAGCACCAGAACCAGGGAAGGTAACCTCAGTCCAAGAGGTACCAGCATCACGGGTGACGAACAGCTTACCACTATCAGTACCAATGAACCACTCAGTAGCGGACTTCATCCACACTGCATTGAGTGCCACACCTACCGCAGGGCCAGTAATGGCAGACCACGTAGAACCACCATTAGCTGTATAGGACACTGCGTTAGCTGCACCGACCGCTACGATGTGAAGTTGGTCAATGCCATGAATGGCGCTGTAGTCCTGAGCAGTAGCAGTACCAGAGTCCTGTGCAGTAACACCAGCAGTAATGTCACTACTGAAGTAGATGTAACCACCCTTACCAACGATCCAGACATGAGTAGGATCGAAAGCGTAGATAGCCTTTGGTCCAGTAGTTGCTGCCACACCGAAGCCAGTAGTAACCGCAGTCCACGTCTCAGCATTGTTGAGTAGATCAGCCAGGGTACAGTACATCAAACTACCAGTAGCAGCACTAACTACAAACAGGTTGCTACCACTGATGTCCAATGCGTTAGGGTCATTGCTACCAGTCAGTGTAGTTATCTCACGGTAGGACCAAGTACCACCACCATTCTTCGTGTAGACAATATCTGCACCAGTACCAGGCGAACCACCAGCCCTCTTAGTAAGGGCAAGTATAACCTGGCAGCCATCACTGACAATGCCACAAGAACCGCACTGCACAGTATCAGGCATCAGGACATCTACTATCTCTTGAGTAACCTGTGCAGCAGCCTGCTCACCGAAGCCCATCCTACCGACTTCGTAGTAGTCCTCACCAGTGAAGGGTACATCCTCATCCACCATAGCACGTTGGCCTGGCTCAAGGGCACCCAAGTCACCAGTCTTGTAGTCAGTAGGTCGTGCCCCCTCAAGGATCAGTACCTTAGTCCAACCCCTATTGAAGTCACGGGGATCATTGCACTCACCAATATGCACCTGCAAGTCATGGTCACACCCACGCTTGACAAGTTGCAGTAACCGTGACAAGTCAGTGGTGTATCGAGCAGTGATAGGAAGCTGAGGATCACCAGGGTCACCGATGATCTTACCCACCCTGATGAATTGGTCGTAACGGCTAGGGTCAGGTACCCTAATCGTCTTCACATCACCCTGCTTCCAGCCTACAGCACCAGCTTTCCATAGTCCCTGATACTCTGGTGTGTTAGCCGAACCAGCCCTATTAGGCACAAGCCACACTCGACTAAAGCCTGACCTAACAACGTTCACATTACCGGCCATTATTTCCCGCCTTCATTATCATAGTAGATCGCTGCAATAGTCTGTGCATCCACTTTCATCGTATGGGTGACAGCACTGACTACTTCATTCATATTAGCTTTAACATCTCTATAGCTAAATAGGTTACGCGCGAACAACTCGTTATGAAGACGGACCAACAACGCTGGGGGTAATTCTAACCTAGATAGATCGGGTGGACCTAACCTTACACCACGGGAAGCATGGCTGGCAGGAGCACCTTCAGGTAATAGTACTTTGTATTTACGACCGTCAGGTGCTTCATAATCAACGACCTTGTTAGACACTGACTACTCCCTGACCGAGAGCACGTTGTTGTATCAACCGCCACGCATTTATTGCACCTCGTGTAGTACCAACTGGGTTGTTCTGTATGTCATTCTTAGTGTTTATACGGAAGGTGCGACTCTCTGTCATCTCAAGTAGGTCTACTGAATAGTACTGTGTTATCTTCTCTAGTGCGTTGCATTCACATATAGGTCGGTCGAGCATTGTTACTGCTAAATATGATACAGCACGCGCCCACTGCTCGTCAAGTACCCGATTAGGCCAAGCCAATGACTGGTCACGCCATCCAGCAAGGTACCAGAGACGCACTGAATGGGGAAATCCAACACAACCGACGGGTGCTGACGTAAACTGACCACTTGTGACATTCCAATCGGCAGGTGTGACTCGAATTACACCATTTACATAGTCCAGAGCACTTATACATCCAGTCTGTGCAGTATGTTGACATGGTATACACCCATTCCCACAGATACACCAGCTACAACCCGGTCCATCATTATTCCATAGTAAGGTAGCCTGTTGGTTAGGATTAAGGTAGTCACGAGAGATGTCTACTTCACTGAGGAAGTTATTATCATCATTACCACTTACTGACTCAACATCAGCTAGAGT